GATAAGTTAAACTTCTTGTAAGCCTTGAATGGCTTCAATGTGAAGTCTTGTGGTTTTACTACTGCAAATACTGATGGGATCGCCATACATAATTATTTATTAATTTAACCGTTGAATAACCTCATTAGGAATTTGTTGCCCGAATACTGATTCCCACTCGTCTAATGTTTTAATCACATTAGATTCAATTGAAACCTCATTACCACCAATTTTTACATGCCCTGAAAATCTAAACCGTGGCTCATCCCACCCAGATGATTTTCTATCCTCGAAAAATCTAATTACTAGGTCGGTTCTAGTATTGTCTGGTGTCCATACGCTACGCGCAGAACCAGTTTCATCTTCTTGTAAGTTGTGTTTTCCCATAATGCGTTCATAATTTTCACGCAAGGTACCATTTTTAAATTTTTTCATAATTTTCATCAATATTTAATCCGCAACTTAAAAAGTGCTTCACTCGTACTTGTTTTTTGTATAGGTCGTGTAACTTTACCAACTGCTATACATTCTTTACGTTCGTTATATAATCCAACTGTCGAGAAATATACCCTCGGTTCTTCAATGAAATTATCACTAATTTGTCCGTCCGACCCACTCTGGAATGTCGGATTGTTAGTGTAATTATAATCTGAGTTTTTAACTCTAATAAAATAGTACTCAGCAAATTCAGTTTCCTTTCGTCTAGCTTGGAACCCTAACACATCACCAGATGGGTCAGTATATTGTGCTGCCCCAGATATCGCTGTAAATAATTTCATAGCATTATCCCCAGCAATCTCGGTTCCCGTCACAGTACCAAACGATGCCGTAGAGTCCATTAGATCAGCATCTAGCACAACAATACCTAACTGTGGGTATAGTAATCCGTATACGTTCGGTTGACTTACATTGTGTATTCCCTTCTCGATCGATCCAGACACCATGTAATAAACTTTACCACCATGTCCAGTTCTATGTGCTTTCACATCTGAATGCTCTGAATATGATCCAGTCAATGCATCATCGCTCAACAAATCAAAGTTCAATCTACTGTCATCTATCAATCTCAACACCCGACCATTTCCAGCAAGCGTCACGTTTGATCCAGTATGAGCGTTTGCCAATCCACCACCAGCAACAAATTCTGATCCTGATAAGTGTGCTAAGTTAAGTTCAATATTTCCCTCGTCGATCCGATCTTGCATTCTAGCATGCTTTACGTTGACTATGTATACGTGGTCTAACTCCCGACTACCTAACTTAAATTTCTTTTGATCCCTTCCAAGACACAATAATCTGTACTGACTATACGTTGCGTTCGTCGGAGTCAACCAGTCGTACCCACCAAGGTCTACTGATCCAGAACCATCATCATTTCCATAAGCCACATCAAATTGCGGTTCGGAACCACACGTCCCATAAACCTTATTGTGAATTGTTTGGTGAAATGGCTGAACTGAGCCTGAAAGAGACGCTGTATGGAACGTTGTTAAGTTTCCGATACCATCCGTCCATATACCATAAGTTTTAACCTCAGTCATCCTAGGAAGCTTATCTGCGGTATCTATCTTAGTATACACTTTACCAGTTGGAAGTGGCTGTGATGGAATATATGGATCACTCATTGGTGGATCAATATCCCCAGAGTCATTTCGACCCCCAGCACAAAAATCTCTAGACGTGATCCATGTACCTCGTATCGCGTCCCACGAATTCCAAATAGCTCCAGTCGAACTACTCGATCGTCTATATTGAATTACTTGCCCTTCTCGATCTAATCCAAATCCACCACGCTCACCACCACCTAATGGCGCATTCGTTAAACTACCACCACCCGACGGATTTCTATACTGAATTACTTGACCTTCTCGATCTAATCCAAATCCACCACGACCACCACTAGGTGCAACGTAATTGGAAAGATTAGGAGTCCACCACCGCCTATTACAATCCGCCCACACCCACAATTCCGAAGTCTTGGAATCGAAGAATCCAACTAAATTTGGGTACCGCATTCTAAGCTCCCAAAGTATGTACTGATAGTTTTCAGCTTCCGGGTTATTAGAACTTCCCCCCCAATTGGTAATATTCTTACCAGTATATTGGACAGTTGGAGGTAATCCAGTTCTTGGCTTACCTAGTGTCGCACGTGATTGTGGTTGTAGTGGAAATGCCATTTATTAAAACTCAAGTTTTACTTTTACTAATGCTTCTTTCGTGAAGCTTTTTTGTATTGCCTTAGAAACCTTAGCGACCGCTATACATTCCTTCCGATCATTGTAAAGACCGACCGTCGTGATATACACGATAGGATCGTTTATGAATGTCGGTTCAGACAAGTCACCTTCCGATCCTGTAGTGTATGTTGGGTTGTTACTAAAATTATACTCAGCATTTTTAACCCTAACAAAGTAATGAGTCGACTTAACCTTCTCAGCACTACGTCCAGCAAATCCCAACACATCACCAGATGGATCAGTATATTGAGCCGCACCAGACATAGCTAAAAATAATTTATGAGCATTATCGCCAGCAACTTCAGAACCAGTTACCGATCCAAATGATGCCGTAGAGTCTAACTTATTAGCATCCAAAACTACTATACCAAGTCGCTTATATAAATGACCAAATACTTGTGGTGTTGATGGTAGATACACGCCATCCTCGATTGAACCAGAAACGATGTCATACACCTCGCCCTGCTCAGTCATTGTAGCATCGTTTATATTGCTATCGTCTATCAATCTCAACACTCGACCATTTCCAGCAAGTGTTACATTCGATCCAGTATACGTATTGATATCCCCACTATATTCAGAACCTGACAAATGTGCTAAATTAATTTCTATATTCCCCTCATCAAGATACTCACGCATTCTAGCACGATTCACATTGACTACATATATTTGATCAGTCGTATTACCACCAACCGTGAATCGTTGCGTGTCACCATCTAAACATAGTAATCTGTATTGACCATATATAGCTCTAGATGGGGTATCATTTATCTGACCACCTTCATCGGCAGAACCTGATCCCGCTTTATGACCATACGCAATTGAAAACTGTGCCTCTGCTCCACAATCACCAGACGCACTATTAAAAATCTCATAGTAATAACGTTTCTGAGTGTCAGTCTGTGCTGAGCTAGTGTAGAAATCTGTTAGATTTCCAACGTTATGTGACCATAAAGCCCTAGTAATAGTTTCTTGTTGATTTGGAACCACATCACCGATTTGAAACCTCGTAAATATCTTCCCAGAACCAAAATTAGGTGGTTGTGGTGGAGGTGGAGGTGTGATCGGCGGACTCGGTGGTTGAAATATCGGCGGAGTTGGTGTGATTGGTGGAGTTGGTGTTACTTGCCCCGGATCACTTGGTGGAAACAATGGCCCGCCAGTAGGTGGCGGTGTAACCGAATCTATCTTGGTCACGACATTATTATCGTCCAATACGTAGAAGTTACCCCCACCGTCTTGATACCCACCAATGGTAGTACCCGGTAGTATCTGCTTAGTAGTAGGCACAGTCTGTTCTAGAATAGTAGGATCAGTACTAACTGGAGTTACTGGAACGCCTAGTTCCTTCAACTTGTCAAGTTGACCCTTATCTAATTTTTGTTCTCTCCCACCTATTGGGTTAAGACCTCCGCCTCCAACATTTTTACTTGAAAATGGCATATATTCTCTCTAATTTTAATTATGGTAATGAAATTGGTGGTTGACCTGTTAATGGAATATTTGGCGTTGTATTAGTTGTCACTTTTTGTACTGTAATATTGACAACTATACGTCCACCAGTTTCAACACCTTGGATCGTCAATGTAGTCCGCTTCGCCGCAAGTTGTAATAGATTAGCTGTAAGTGTTACAGACTTGCCTGAAAGTGTTATGGCTTGACCAATTTCCGAATCGGACATTGGGGCTGGTCTAGAAGTCACGTCTTCAACGAACTTCTGAGATTTTGACCGCTCATCAACATACATAGAACACACATCACTATCAGCCAAGGTAAATGTATAACCAAATGTATTGTTACCTTCAGTATAGTTGATTGTCTGCGGTTTAATCGTTATTGATTGCCCCGGACTCAATGTAACTGATGTATTCGGAACCGAAATAACTGGAATACGGATTGTCTTCTTAGGCAATGTTACCAGTTTATATTTCAACATCTGAGTTTCATCTGGTACTGCTTCAGTTATGGGCATGTTTTCAATCACTACGCCGTAGTAAGCTGTACCTAGTGGATGATCAGAATTCCACAATGAATAATCTACTTCATCATCCGCCAAAGCAAAATGTGTAATATTGAATTCATTTCTTCCCCGCGCAAGAAGCTCTCGCCCCTTTCTTGTTAAAATCGCATCTACCGTGATGCTTGAATTGTTAAGGTAGCCCATTATATATTTTCCTTAAATGTTATTAATTTGTTCACTATCATTTCTTATAAGTATAATTTTATACTTGTTAATCGTCATTACTTATTTAGTCTTGCCCGTATCCCTTTACAGCCGCCCATAAAATCTCCCACATCCTCGGTGGAAGTTCGTCCTTAGTAAATTGTAAATTATAATCATTTGATCGAATACCATTCGGGGAAATTACTATCCGATATCCTTGAGCCCAATCAACTAACACTTTAAGTGTTGGGGTCACTTGTATATCAACTTGAATGTCCTTTGAATCCCCACGATTAGTCCCAGTTTGCTTATAGTTACCCTGTGCTACTTTCTTCCCAACTGGTATCATTAACTCGGGTGGAAAATGATCTTTAGTAATGGTAAAAGCATTCGACCGTGCAGGTGTCTTCATAAGTGCTTTCCAAAGTTTCATATTATCAACCATTTCAACTGTCCTACCGTCGGAAACTAATACTTGCCCAGCACGTTGACTAACTTCGACTATACCATGCTGCGTTGAAATGTCAAACCCGCCAGATTCTTTACTAGTCCTCCCAGATCGAGAATCTTCTAAGATAAACACCCGCTTGGACTGTTTTATATCCTCTATAATATCTTTCAAATATTTTTTTGCAATTTTAGAAGAAGACTTTCCACCACGGACTTTATCTATATGATCAAAATCAATTTCGTTTATCAGTTTTAACAATTCTTTAGAGTTCATATTTTCTTAATTTTAGATAGTGAGATTACTCTACTAAAAGATTACCATCATCGCCATCGTCTTTTATAAATAGGTTATTTGGATTAGATTCTATTATTGTTACTACCGGACCACCGTCAACAGTGTCTGGACTGTCTACATTAAAATCAGCAGCCGACATTTTAGAGCCAATAAATCTAGAATTATTCCTAGTCCCACACTCATCAATCTGATATCCACTATCCTCTAAAACACAGTACGCGGCTCTATTGATACACTCGTTTTGGAGTCTAAGCCATTTACGTTCCCACTTACTATATTTTGGAAATATTTGAACAGAATATATATGAACTGGGAAGTCCGTATTATTAGAATATATCCGTAAAACATCCTGTCCCGAGCCAGTGAAATGTATTTCAACATCCCTCACATAATATGCATTTCCAAGACCAGTTACCAAATCGGCACCGAATATGTAGTCCGCACCATCGGAATTATAAGTTGATAAACTTCGAATACCAACATCAAAAACACGATTACTCATGGATACGGACATCGGAACACTCACAGTCTCATCATACCGAGTGGCAGCCTTTATAATCATAGAATATTCGTTACCACTCACCGTAGATAATGATTGCGTAACCGATGTTAAGCCTTCTATAGATATGAAATTTCCATATGGTTGAGTGTCCAAATGCATATAAGTTTGCGATCCACTAAATACGGTTTTAGTATTAAGTAAGGTATATACACCATCATCACCGATACTCCACACACTTCCAGTTTCAATAAATTGACTACCAACCACAACGTCGGTGAACCCCGTCCATTCCGAATAATAGCAAACTTTTTTCTTATATCGACAGTCTAATCTAGGTGAATCAACAATTGATTGAGTCGGTGCCCCAGAACCAGAATATCTGTTTGGATACACATCCACCACACCACACAGACCAGTCTTCTGGTGAATAGGTTCTTGGTGATGAACTGAGGTTGCAATAAACTCGACTGGATCATCTATAGAACTAGTGTGGTACGAATAATCAATCGTAAATTCATCCACAGGTAAAATTGACGCAGTCACATACGTTTGTGGGTCAATATCAAAATCTGGAGTTATAGATGTTGAAGTCTCATATGTAGGGTATTCACCGACTGGGTCTTTCTCGTAAATCTTAATAGTTTTATCCCACTGCGGATTTGTCACCCTCGGCGGTTTAGAGATACAAACTTTAGATCGTTCTAGAATGTTTGGCTCAATTAGTATACCTGAGATGAGGTCTGCACGCCCCGGCACTAGTTGCTTAATCTGTTCAAAGAAACTATAGTCATATACGCTTAAGATTCGAATGAACGCATTTATATCGTTCTTTTGAGTATACTTTTTAAAATACGCATCACTAAATCGCTTCAATTCAGAATATTCATTTGCACACTCTAAATCAGGATCAGCAATCCACTGGTCTAATTCATCAAATCCCATATGATTATACACATCACGATTTACTTGATCAGCCATTGAAAATACTACAGCCAACCTGTTCGTGTCGTTAGACGCTAGATCGTAATCAGATTTTTCAGCCCTTGCGGTTGGTGATAAATCCCGTGTCAATACACTAGATTCCATCCTGATTTTGTTGTTACGGACATTCGTGGCACCAATCGATGGCGTATACGCGTAATATGTTTCCCTGAACGATCTGTACTGGTCGTCCTGATCTCCAGCGAAATTGTTAAACGTTGCAACAGTTTCAAAGTTCTTAGTTCTGTTTGGATGGGACGATGAAACTTGTGTTGTAGTTGTATGATCGTATCTAATAACATCACCACCTAGTGGGAAATAACGATATAGGTAGTCATACGACGACGTAGGGTTGTATACGTGATATGCCGCAGGATTTAGTACATGCTCGTCAAATACAGTCTTACCAATATCTGTGTAATATTCTTTAAACCCTTGAATTGATCCAGAAAAACCATTGACAGCGTCACCACCAGATGTCCCATCAGTACCAAGATATACCCGATTCGATGCCCTGAATTGACTGAATGCTCCAGATGCAGTTACCAATAATTCACCACTACCACTGAGTATGTAAGTTCCCCCAGTACAGTCATCAGCCCTAGCAACTTCTAGATTGAATGTCTCCTGAGATGTTGACGACGTGACTGGGTTATTTGTCCACATTCGAACTGTCCACATATCACCATCGTATAGTGGTAGCATCTCGGTCACGACCGTGCCGTCGCCATTCAAATTCCATTCCAATCTACCGTACGCTTCCGATCCAGAAAACGATGACGTTCCAGTCAATTCTAATGCGTGCCGTAATGTCAAATCAAAATGACCTGTTCCAGAACTACCAATAGAGTGTAACGTCATTGCCGACCCAGAATACATCGTATTAAATCTAAATACTTGCGTCTGTGGTAAATCGCCAGCGACGGTGTCAAACAATTCGTACGGATTTCTATCCATACTGACGTATTGATTCCCGTCGAAATTTAATGCATAGGCAAATCGATCTTCAATAGATTGTGGCTTATTCCCTGATTGAGCCGGACCACCGTACTCTTTCACTGAAATCAATGTCTGTGGTATCCCGTAGATCGACATAAGTGCCTTAACCGATCTAGTAGTTCCCTTTGTCTTCAGTAGGTATGGTAAGTTATTTACAATACGTCTCCATATCTGCTGTGTCTGATTCTCATGACTCGTACTAAATAATGACCCAGTAGATTCGTATTCACCCTGACTATTCGTACCAGCTTTATAAAACCAAAGGTCTGATAGTTGTTTGGTATTTTGTAATTTCCACCCAAAAGATTTCGCCACATGGTATAATAAGTCGTTAGAAACTCCCCGCTCTGGGTGTTCGTCACGTTCATGTATTTGTGTTAAAGCCCTTGTATATGAGTATAGATTATCAAAATGTTGACCAACCATCTCAACGAATAAAACATAATCGCTGTTACCTTCATCCATCAATACATGTTCAGGTATCGACCACCAAAGTCTGTTATGATTTTGTGAATCATAAGACGATGCGGAAGCTACTAGACCATTATACCAGTTAGTAGATATACTACTAGTAGTCGGATGTAACACATACTTACCCCCACTTAGGTATTTCGGGTATGGTGTAATCGATCCAGAAATATCATGGGTAAATATCGATGCAGTATCACTGTAGTACATCCACCGCTCGAATGAATCGAATGCTGACGTTATAGTGTTGATCCGTTTCTGAAAAGTACTCACCGAACTACTCACAAACTGACTATTAGATGCGGTAGAGTTTTGTAACGTATCAATACTAGATTGGTATGTTTCAGTCAGTCCAACTTTATATCTAAAATTTTTTACCCTCTCCTCTGCAGAAGAATAAAATATGTAGTTGTTAAAATCGGTGTAATCTATATTCAATCTAGCAGACGCTGATCCTGACAGTGTCATATCAATAACACGTTGAGATGTTGTAGCGTCCGTGTCTAGTAAATCGTTCCAACTTTTGAATACCGTAGAATTGGAAGACCACTCAGTCGTATCAATGTCGTAGTTAGCACCACGCAATGTATTCGTTGCAGCAGATTCGATCGGACTTGATAATATAACAGTATCAACATATGGATTCATAGTTTCGAATCCGAACCATCCTGTTACCTTTTCTTCCAACTCATCATTCAACGGGTTGTACAATTTCAAATAAATTACGCTTGGATCATCTTTATCAAATTTGATGAGTGTAATTTTTGATACCCTGTTGAATCCAAAATCAATAACTAAATTATTGAAAATATCTTGAGATTTCAAGTCCTCAACCATCATCTTAAACTGATCGAGCTCACCCATAAATTTGGATGGAACTGATAGTTTAACCTCGGTACGATCTGGACTTATCTCACGAATATAGACAGTGTGGGAATCTGGATGACCCCAAACTTGTTTGAACAAGTTCATTGCCACGATATAACTTCCTCTTAGAATATTTGCTTCCCTGAAAGTTTCCCCCAAATCCATTAGTAATGAATTGGTATGTGGATCGTGGATTAGATAACTAGCATCATGATCACCAGCAATATAATTTCCATAGAACGAATATATGTGAACTTGACTTATATTTGATTTTACAAAATTTGGATCATCTGGAATTAGATATGCATGCGGTAAGATGTCTAAATCTTGCTGCGAGAATATCTGACCATACTGAGGTTGAGTCAGTTGGACAATAATGTCTTCGTTTTCATATCTTGTTAAGCTCATATTATTATGTTCACGTTTCGTCTAATTATTCGCCAATTCCAGCTTCAGCACTTGCTGCATTAGCTTCAGCTATAGCAGCCTCACTTGCTGCTTGTGCTGCTGCAGCTTGGGCTTCCGCCGCCGCTTGTGCTGCCGCACTTGCCGCTGCCTGCGCTTTAACAGCTTCTATTTGTTCTTCCGCAGACTCTTTAGCAGCTTCAGCAATTTCACTAGCTTCTTTAGCGTTATTTTCCAATTCTCTAAGTCGCTCGATTGTAGTCATATCAGCATAATCTTCATTCCACGCACTAGTTTTATCGGATATTGGTGTGGTGTCTTTTGGCAATTCATCACATTGTTGCTGTTCAAGTACTCTAACTGATAGTAAATTCTGCCCACGCTCAGCTAGCATAACCTCTAGTGTTTTATAGTTAGGAATAGTTTTAACCATGCCGTTCATCATTATGAAATATGTATAGTCTTCTTTAGACATTGGAACTGAATCCGCTGAAACACACCTAAATATAATCCCATCAGCTAATGTGAACAATCCAATAGTAGGTTCTTCAGCATCTAGGAAATATTCAAATTCTGGTTGGATAATTTCATTCAACTGTTGATCACTCACCGATACTTTCTGCGCTATAAAATTCAAATACACCCTCTCCTTATCAGTAGGTATAATGTATGCGTTGACACCATTACGTTCACTCATTTGATAACTTCGTTGGTTTATCAATTCCTGTGACTCTGGTAATGGAGTCTGTCCCTCTTTAGGAATTTCAATAAGAGTAGCACTACTCTCAACCCTAGTTGTATATTTTATCCCGTTAATTGTTTTCATCATTTTCGTTTCACTTTAAACCAAAACCCATCATCCACATAATTGACCGTGCTACCACCATCGGTGGTCACTCGAATCATTACCTTATAATATCGTTCAGGTAAGAAAGAATCAATATCTAATCGTATGTAATTTCCAGATGCGTCACACGATACTCGAGTACCCACATCATCAAATGGGATTATTACTTCATCAGTTCTACTATCCATCACCTGAAAGTGTGAATCAAATGGAAGTCTAGATGTTGTCAAATATGCGTTCGTCGTAGAATATGATTTGATTGGGAATCTATCCCGAACGCCAATTCTTATTTTTGGAGTCTCCCCCTCAAAATACGATTCTTTCAAATTATTTGTGTAAACAATATAATCCTCACCAGAAATTTCCGACACACTACCAGTTCCTGAAACGTCAACGTCATCCCAGAAAATTTCTAATCTAGGAATATAGATAGTATGGGTGTCCTTACTAAAGAATTTAATTGACCCTAACTCAGTACCATCGTTCTCTACCGTAGTATGATGTTTGACTATTATACCATTTTGTGGTATAGACCCAGATATCCAAGCATTTACAATACTAGTAACGTCCATCCGCATATCTGGCTGTTCATAGTTAAATGTTTGTGAGTTTTCATACACAGACGCTGAATAAAAATCACCACCAGCAACACTCCACTGAGTTCCATCACCAGCACCATTACGATATATCCACGTAGCACCATTCTGTACTTCCACATCATTATTGTAATAACCAGTCCCATTAACCCAACTCCCAGATACTGGGTATGCGTATAATGTATACGATATAGGTAAGTGGATAGCTTCAGTAGCCTTGACAGTCAAGTAGAACGTTGGATTGACAATATCACCCGATGAAATCGATGCCGAGACTTCAGCTAGATCAAAATCAATTAAAAATCGAGTATTAAAATTTGTGTCCCAATATTCATGAGACCCTATCACATCTTCAATTGCCGATCCACTAGCAACTTTCGTGAGCTCCAATATCTGATCAGCCCCAGTGTTTCTTTCTGGATGTCTCGAATATAGTGTAGTGTCCCTAGTCGGGAATAGTGTTTTAAACATTTAATTTACCCTTCCATTTATCAGCCAAATACTCGACAAAACTTTTCACAGTACCACCGTGTTTCTGCACCATTTTGATCAACCTGTTTACATACCTGTTACTACCGTTACGGTCGTTATGTATGTCATTTTGTAACGACCTAATATATTCACTATTATGACCACTAACTATATATCGAAGCATATTTTTAGTTTCATAATCTAAGTCTTCAACGTCGTCTTTATAATATAAATCATACCACCTCGTAAAAGAACTCCACAATCGACCACGATCGCCACGGTCTGGATATTCACTACGACCCTTTAACTTATCAATAGGTATTGGAATACTCATAGCATTCTTACCATATCTAAACGCTTTTTCATTAACATACACAAAAACTGGTATACTTTTCCGCTTAGCTATGAGTAATATGTGACGTAAACGTTCAGCCTCTCTAGGGTTTATAGTGTCCAACAAGAACGCTCCCCTAGCCTTCTCGATTTCCTCGTCTGACATTTTGGAGTACGGTAACATAACTTTTCGGTCGATATAATCAATTTTCTTCTCCCGTTTATTTGGTAATAATATTTCAATCTTCGTTATATATTTAGACGCATTTGGTATCGTCTGCTTATCACTAACAAATCGATCTTCCATTTCATCACTACCGTTCACGTCTAATTTATTTTGATACCCCCAGTAATCAACTGGAACTGATTTCACTAAATTATTTAGCTTACGACCATCAAGCGTCAATAATACCGTATAATCCCCAACTGACCTAAAGTACGTGGATGATCTAGACCTAGCAGTTGATAGGAAAAACATCCTCCCAGCATTTTTATCTCGATCCGCCCCACTACCAGCGACGGAAGATAACCTGATCTCGTCACTCTTCAGTATTGACAATATGTTTTGTAGATACGTCTTATGGAACACCTCAGATGACGATCCTTCAACGATCATATTATATATTTCCATCAATTTCATTTTACTACCTCGTTATACGTCTGTATAGCCATTCGACGGTTTAGTTTTATTACATACACTGGTACTTTATCATTCTCATGACCAGCTTCCTTTAATCCAGCCCACCGATGGTGACCATCTACTATATGATTGTCCAATGACACTACAATTGGCTTCATCGTCTTAATTGAAATATCTTTAGCTATAGATTCTACCTTCTCCATGTCTAACGTAGTTTGACTTGGTTTCATTTCTGCTGGAGTTATTCGCTCTCTAGAAATCTCAACCCCCATCTCCTTCATATCTTTTATAGCCCTTGGGATGTCGTCCACCTGTGGCATATCTTCTCGGTCGTAGAGGATTGCTTCGTATAGTTTCATTAGCTGTTTCATAATCTAGTATTTAGTTTTTATCTGAATATGTGCTGCATTGCCTTATCATATTCACCGTCTGGGGCTGGTTTTCTAGAATCCAATTTATTAACTACCTTCTCCCACGCCTTTCTCTTCAGTTCACTATCAGTTGGAACAGGCTTATTGTTAGCCCAATAAACATAATTTAATAGTATTTCTGGGTCGTTTTTCCACCATTTCTTCATGGAATAACGAGGAGTAGGTGCCCGTGCTTCATCTAGAGGTTGTTGCCTTTTAACATTGCCAGCTATATTTTTATTTTTCATATTCATCACACATTTTTATTAAGTTATAGATCGTTCACTCTCCCTTTAATATCCCGCTTAGGATATTTCACTTCAAAAATCATCGGGTCTAGACTTGGATACAAAATACCATTTCTAGTCGCTGTCTCTATATCGTACACATTACCAGAATATCCCTGATTCATATCGAACAGATTTACAAATTCAACTTTTTGAACGGTTTGTACGCCATCTACAGAATCTATCTCCGTATACACCTTAGATATCAAAACTGGTTGATTAATCTCCATCTTATCAGGTGCGAACATTCGTGAAAGTTTCTCCACACACCTTAGTAAAACCTCGTTAGAGTTTTCTTGAGGTCTCGTTATAATTTCAAAATCAATACCAACATTCACAACAAACGGCGTTTTAATATTAACCGCATCCGTCATCAATCTATACTGTTTTAAGTAATTTCTTAAGTTTTCTTGAATAACTTCGTTTACTGGTACGAACCGCTTATCAGCGTCATACCCCAAAATATACAAATTAAGTGAAAATGGGTTTGCCCGCATTTCATCATTCCATCTGTTTTTTTGCTCATCCTGTTCGATATACGCCTTAGCGATTGATCCAAACTTAGCTGGCATAGTGAAACATCTAAGAATATAATCTTCCTTTGTTACTGCACGGTTTTGTGCTGCAAAGTTCGCAATAGCTTCCTGCCTAATAACCTCAAGTGGTTTCTTATTAGCCCCACCAAATGCTGGATTTACATTGTTGATTGCTAAACTATCACGGATCGTAGTTAACACATTTGAGTCTAAAGTCTCAGACGGATTGATTATTTCCGACGTTACGATTTCCGAAATTGTAGAAGAATTTACATTATCAACCAATCCATTAGCCACACTATATCGAATGGTCAACGTTGTGTTATTTGGTGCAGTACCATATGTACGTGTGTATAAAAAATTCAGTGGATCAATCGATACATCTACGACACGTTCGAAATAGTCTAACCCCAATGCTACATTGAATGGATTCGGGACGATCTCTTCGTCAGCTTCTGACGATAAACCTGCACCAAATTGTAGCTCTAGCAGTTCATCCTTCCGCATTCGCGTCACGAACCTACGCTCTACTTGTTTATAGCATAAAATATACGGAACGCTTGATCGGTATTTAGAATACGTCGGATTATTGTATGGTGTATTACGTACCGATATTGGTACCAAATCCTGCGCCATATATGGAACTTCATACCACACATTCCCATCACCATCTACTATATCAATTATTTCAGTTACATTAGTGTCAGGTAAAACGATTTTGTCATACTTTTTAGGGTCGCCAAATTCATATGTAGCTGTTCTAATTTCACCAGAGACCGACTTCACATTTTTTTTCAACAGATAATACTCAATAGCACCATCATCCGTAACTGAATAGACCGAGGTTTCGGTCGGGTCGAACGATGACGAAAATCTAAAATCTACAGCATCAATAGTTCTAAATTTTATAGCATCTGAAGTTTGACATACCATATTAGGCTCGACAATCAACGCATATCGATAGTCAGGTCGTGTGTCAGACCCCTCACCAATCGACGGTACCAACTGAAATATCTCAAGATCAACAGACGATGGTACAACAGTCTTCGGTTTGTAACCCATACCTTGGGCTAGATTATACAAATTAATACGTTCGTCTACAGTGTTCAGGAACGATTCCTGAAGTTGTACATCACCGTAAAATGACATAACATCACCAACGTAAGCTGCCATTTCGATGAACATCGTCCCGGGCGAACTTTCATTAAAATCCTGATATGTGTCTGGGAAATAATTCTTCGCATGATTTATTAGCGCAGTCCTAAACTCCGAAAAATCTTTATTTATGTATTTTACTTCCCTGTTAAACTTTCCTAAGTTCGCCATTGTATATCCATCGTTTTATATTACTTACCCAAAAATCTACGTACTTGCTGGTGAGATCGATCCCTAATTTGCGTTTGTGATAGCTTTTTAGACGATTTGGGAGTGTTTATCGGTTTTTTGACACCAGTATCCACATCACCATCCAATTCTTCCTTAGACGCATCGTCAACACTTACTGGATTTTCATCCACAGTGTCAGCTTCTTCACCACTAGTACTACTTAATAATTTTTTAATTTCGGTTACAGTAAGTCCTGTCACTGATAATCCCAAATCTTTAGCTTTTGCGATCAAATCCTTCTTTCTCATATTATATTCCCTTTGTTTAATTTCCTATTTCAAATCTTGTTATACCATCCGTCTGGAATATAGTAATTGTTCGATTAGCACCACTCTCCGTAACACTAAATGTAATTACAACGTGTATACCATTATCCGACTCCCCACCGAGTGTTGGTATCTGCACATCTCTTCCTAGATTGACCAAGATTTGATGATTAATAATATACGGCAACCAATATCCAGCTTGATGCTTAATCTCCAACTCAATATCTTGTTGTATCACGTCGGTACTCTGCTCGAATAAGCTATCCTGAATTCCTATACCATAATTAGGTTGCATGTAACGCTCACCCTTTCTAGTTAGTAAAAGATTGACGTAATTCGACACTGCCTGCTCTTCAGTCGTGTACGACATGTTGAACATCCCACCATTGGATTTACCACCCAAATTGTTCATTGGGAATTTAATTCCTAATGTACCAAACTCTTTCCCGATATCCTCGGGGTAATATTTTACTGCTACTGGCATTTATATCCCCCTACGTATAATAAGTATTGTAAACGTCACCACTCAATCCATAATCGACGATAACTACTTCATCATTACGAACTATCCCATAAGAACTAACTCTATCCAAGTCACCTGCTGGCATGCTATAGTTTATCATCACTTCCATAACTTCTCTAGTAAATTCGTTCTCCCACAAAAATTCTTCCTCCTGTTCAGAAGGTTTTCTAGTAAATGATTTCCTACCATTATTAAGTTCATAAGCCCTAATTAACCAACTACCGAACACGTCAAAATCTATACCAATAATACGCTTAAAATTAGATTTAGTCAATTTTCTAGCCAACTCCATCTCTACCCACAACGCATTTTCATCGAATGAAAATATTTCAGCCAACACCCCACTCTTCTTCAAAAACCAATCCTGTCCCCAATCAATTTCGGTCTGGGTCTGTGCTACGCCCTTCTTATTCTTGGATAGCTTCAACACCTTCTCGTTATCAATTTTATACACAATTCTACCAGAACCTGCCTTAATCTTCTGTAAGTTATTATCGGCGTACCGTTTTCTAGCGGCAAAGCTAGTAAGACTCTTAAACTCGTCAGCATCCCATCTCGTGGGATAGTCTTCGTCTAATAAAGATTCATCGATCCACGTAACATCCTCGTATATCTCTTTAAGTTTCATTTAGTTTACCGTCGTTTCTTCGAAATACTTGGTGTTAAATCTAGGTGCTGTGGCACCAGCTCCCCTGAAATTATCCCCAGCTTCAGCAATACGATCAAATTTCTCTTTAAAATTAGTGTTCATCAACGTATCCATAACCTTCTGAACTGTTGGATTCTCCAAATTGATAGGTTTACCATCTATACCCGTCATGTCAGATGGTAATGTATCTGGCACTCTGGTAATTGGTGCTGGTACTGGTTGATGTTGAGATGGCTGATTCGCCCAAGGTTCGTCAAACTGTGCTACATCGTGACCACTATATTGATCCATTATACTACTAGCGTTAAACTCCCCAGTAAGTGGTTCAGTCTCGTTTAATATTTCGTTCAATAGTGGATTACTCGTGATACGCTTCGGTGGAGCCTCTACATTATCAACACCCCTGTAATTTGGCATTGACTTTAAATTTTTCATAGCCCTCTGGAAATCCGTACCACCACCGACAGATGACTCGTCGATTGGTTGTCTAAAGTTAGGCGTCGAGGTTTCACTCAATTCCATCAATATTTTACGCTCACTATAGCTCAACATACCTGCAACCTCACTGATAATTTCAGCCCTAATTGATTCAGAATGCTTCTTAAGTTCCCGTTTAACTTGACTCTTAACTAGTCGATTGATTACCTCTAATAATTTTTTACTATCCATAACATGATACTTTTTATAATAAATATCATGAATAAAAGAATTAAGGCTTTTTGAACTTTAACCACTCGGCAGTTGACAGCTTTATATAGTCGGCTACATTAGTAGATGTGGCGGTCGGGCCACATGCCGTGGAGTACATTTTAGTACCAGATGCTAAATCTCTATCCTGCTTCAGCCATGCCTTCAGGAAGTCCATCAATTCGTCTAGATATACCTTATACTTATCATCCTGAAACAATACACGCTTCCCAGTTACAACCGCTTCCTTAGCACCAATCAAGAATGCTGAATCGTCAGTAGCATTCATTATTATACGCTCCGCATTCAAAATGAGTTGTGATTTACCCTTCCAGTTTGCAGCTAGCTTCACGTCTAAATTTTTATTGAATCCAGCCTTAAAGCTTTTTATCATCTGGGTTGTTGCCATGTAAATACTAGCATCGTCTTTTTTAATGTCTTCTATCGTGTATTTGGCGTTGGACTTGAACTTACCAATCTCACCAACATTTTCCCGATTAACTCCTGAAGGTTTAGCGACACGCATGATCATAATCGGGTCTGTATTAGACGCACCCTTCCAAGTTGGCTTCTCGGCATAGTTAGACATATCACCAACGACTGTCGATCCTAATCTAATAGATTGTCCAAATCGACCCTCCCAAATATCATCACCCTCAAATGGTTGAACATTATCGGTACGTTTAGGCTTTTTTGGAAAAGTGTACCCTAACTCACCACGATCGTGCTTTCGTTTCCCAACTTTGGGTGCACGCTTGGCTTGATCTCTAGTAGCTAATTGGGGGAATTTATGAATTACTAAGTCGTCAGTAGCATTGATGGGCATAAAATATATGAAGCCCTTACCCTTGACCCCATCACTAGTTTCGTCATTTGTGGGTGCCAACATTAACAGAACTTGCTCACCAATCAGTGGAATCCTCCTGTTAAACGAAGCGGGTCGAGCATATACATTAACTATCTGACCAACTGCAGCCGATCCAGCACCGATTCGAACCTCAACTGCTCCAAGTGGGAGATTGTTACCCGATTTATCCTGCTGGTCTGGTTTAAACGCTGTTTTTATCTCTACAACTTCTCCGATGATCATTTACGAATTCACCCCCTCATCTAGTTTAGGTTGAGTTCTATCTAGTAGACTTTCAGCTTCGCTGAGTAATTGCTTTTTCTCTTCCTCAGAAATTTCCCAGTCGGCTGTACTGTCAGTCGATGTCATACCTCTCTGAATTATTCTAGATACGATACTTGCTACTTTAACTAAAATATCACTATTCTTAACCCTAGCATCTAGTAAATTAGTAATATGCTCCATCAAAGCTACAGCGTCCGATGGTGACGATATTAAACTAGTCATCTGGTCTACTAATATCTTAATGGATTGACGATCCTCTTCAGTATTCTCGTATATATCACTGAGTAAGTCTTCGTAAGTTATCTTACGACCATCTGAGGTTTTGAATAAACCAAATTCTGAAAAATCAATCATTTTTACTTGCCTCGTTTTCTAATAAATATTGCTCCCAGTCAATTACGCCGTTCTTAAGGTATTCACCTACCATACTTCGAAATATAACCTTGAGCTTGTTTATAACCTTAGTAATATACTGAGTTTTTACCTTTGCATGTTCACGGATCAATATATAAAGTGCTTTTTTATTGTAGTTATCGATATCCTCACAATTCCTGAATATGACAAAAACAGCCTCACTAATTCGCTGCTCCCTCTCATTTTCAAATAACCGCTCAACATTTTCAATTCCCCAATCAGCCCACTCACGCATGAAATCAGCTAATAGTGATTGTTGCTCATCCTCTATTAACTCATTCGTAAGGTTTCTACGATCATCCAACACTAATAATGGATCACGAAGACGTACGGAATCGTAATTCTCGGTTGTCCTAACTATTAAAAAATTCCTAGCAACTATAGTGAAATATGAAAAAGCCTTCCCCTTACCTCGGGAAAACTTATTTAGACGTTCGTGTATGTATACAACAGTTTCATGCTTAAGGTCTTCATATGTACTATCGTAATGATAAAACTTGTACTTATGAATTACATTTTCAACTAACTTATTCAGAGCGGGGTGTATCTCCTCTTCGTAGAGACTACTTTTCATTCGCTCATCGTCTGACTCATTATATTTAATGATTGCGTCTTCGGTGTCCCTCCCGAAGTACGTTCTTTTCGATCTTCTCGCCATGTATATCTATCCTTATATTTACTACATCGTTTCTGTTAAGGGTTAGGTAATGTAATTATGCCTCATCATCCACACTATCAGTTACCTTCATCTTTTCTATTTGTAGCTTAACCTGTTCGATCGATTCCATCACAACACGAAAAGCAAAACCCACTTCATCATCCGATGAGTAGGCACCATTTTTATCCACCCGATTCATTTGATTCAATGCCTCGGTAAAAACCTTTAGGAAAAACTCATACACGCTGACGACGGAATCTTCCATCTCAGCACTCTTCAACAATTCAGCCTCTAATACCCTAACTTGCCTGTCTAGATTCCATATAATGAAAAAAGCCACAGCCAATATTAATCCCAACACTATCGATATCCACATAGTTATTCCTTATATTTTTTCATACTCTTTCCAGAAGCCTTAGCCCACCGCTCATATTCATACTTAGACGCTATAAGGTCTGCCTGATGTACTACCATCGGTAGGTATGTTCGTAGTGCAGACTCTTGACTTCTAGTTATGTAATACGCGTTATTTGCTTCTTCATACAACCCATCGTGCAACTTTATCCCCAACGTCTCATTCATCGTGAGGGGGATTTGGTATTTTTGTAATAAATACAACGACATATCTTGCACTGGCATGAATGGTATCTCAGGATTTGGATCATAAATCTTACCCTGATTCTTACGATGCCATTCCGAGTTATTCCAGATATATCGTCCACCGTTTTCAATTGGAAGTCCTATCTTACCTAGATCATGATGAATAGCAACAAACGCTAATTCTTCTGGTGTGAAATCCAATTCCATACCACAGCCCTTCCATAGTTCATAAACTTTGAATGAATTTTCCAGAACTCGTAGGATGTGATCTAAGTATCCGCCCGGGAATGCGTTATGGAAATGTTCCCTAGAACTCGCTGGAGCTAGTATCACCTGCTCTTCCATATCCTGATACATTTGTAGTAACTTATCAGCACGTGAATCAAACATCAACTCGATGCGCTCCATCAGTGATCTGAAATTTTCCTGCATCTCATCTGCAGTTAAAGTTATTGGCATAGTTAAACTCATATAACTGTATATTTAATATTTGCGTCCTTATAATCTCGCCTCTTGATTTCACTGTCAATTTCAGGTGTTACAAACACGTTGATAGTCTCTGAAAAATAAGCCCCACGTGTTTCGAACATAAAGTATCCACGAAAAAGAACATTATACTTTCTACCTGTACTATAAAGATATTCCCACACGAATTTCCATTCCATAGTCATTCGAACCGTACTAGCACGTACGATGTATATGGTGATTATCTGATCGTGTGGAATTATGTTAATTAGTTTTCTAACCTGTCTGATAATATCCATCAATGTTAGCTCACGATCACAATCCAAATACACAACGCTTTCAGGTTGCTCATTAACTACAATTTCAGTAGGTTGTTTTGCATACGCATCATTATTACCATAAATATTCTCCATACTGACGTAAAGATAGAATATTATTTTGTTATAAACAAATTACACAGAATTATTTTTGTACCACTTCTCAATCTCCTGCCATGACATATTCTTTTTCGCAGCATCTGATAGATGTGGAACTTGCTCGCTACCACTATCATAATTAATCCACGGCATAGCTTCTTTAATATGTTTTTTAACATCGCCACCTAGATTAGAGTCTAGGATAGTTCTAACTGGTTTTTTATCATCACGAACTATAATTGGTGGCTCTTCTTCCTGATCTACAACCACCACGTCATCACCCACCTCTTGCTTATTAGAATCCTCAGAATCAATTACAGTAACGTTAACGTATTTCTTTTCATCACCACCTGAGCTCACAACATCCCACGCATGCGCACCGAAAACTTTCTCAAATGCAAAATTAGCCAATACGATGAGTGTTACTGCTAAGGGATCGAATACGAATATGAGTAAGAATAAAAACCAATTAACCACAACGTCCATAGACTTTCCAGTCAACCCAGCCACATACTTCAGTGGCCCGAGTTCTGAAGTTGCCTCCGAACTAGCCTCAGCTTCAACAATTTTAATATCCATCGTAGCTAAGCTGTCAGTTACTGCCTCAATCTTCTGTGACAACTTATCCCGACGATCAACTGCTTTATTCAATTGAACCTCTAACGATTTTCTAGCAGACGACGATGTAGTAGTTATAAGCTGCCCAGTCTTCGAATCAACGTACTGTACCTGATTTGGATTGGATAGCGATTCTCTAAGATTTGTTATATTGTTAACTATTTGTTGTTTCTCCTGACGGGATTCTAGACGCTGTTCATCGAATCTTTCCTTCTTAAGTTCTAATATACCAATCTCTTTAGTAGTTATGGAGTCTCTGGCGGCTGTGACTTGATAAGCACTAGATAAGAATCCATATATACCCGCACTTGTGATTCCAATTAGCGCGACGATTGCTACAACTAGATACGCACGCATGAGCTTATTCATACTGACCCAATATCTATGCAATGCTGTAGCTATTACTAATTTTGCGAATTCTAGAGATGCTGCCATGATCATGACTTGTAGCGATGCGCCAGCGAACAATTTACCCAAACCGTATACTGAATAAAATGCGGCACTACCAGAAACAGCTAGTGCTGCTATCAATATTAATATTGGTAAAAATTTCTTCATATAATTCCCTATTATTGTAACTTTGACCATGTTCTAGCTACCACGGTATATTTACTACTAATATAATTATTGTTAAAAATATTTTAGTAAGAAGGAGACTAACCTATTTATAAACGATTTCTTGCGGGGAGGAGACTATTTTATTTATAAACGGACTCTATTGATTCGCTGCAATCTCATCGTCCTAATTATAATTAAAAAATATTGTATTGTTTATAATTAATTGGTTATCAGAATGTTAAGTAAGAACTTGGACAAAGTTACACTTTTTTTCTGACAATTACCAAATTTTCAGTAATGTTTTTTTAAAAAAACCAAATATTATTCTGTTTAAGGTATAAAAAAAGCCCACAAGATTGTGAGCTTTCTAATTTTTCATTCTTCAGGACATTACAATCGGTAGAAAACCATCGATATCATTCAGTTTTTTATATGCTCTATAAAAACGCATATGAAATCTATCTTTATTATGCTTAGTCTTCTTCTTAGATTTGTCTCTAACCAGTATATTTCCATCTTGAAATATCACACTCACCAGATCACGAATTGGTTTCAATCGTTCACTATTTACATGGATATAATCATCGTGGAAAAAAATATTAATCTTAAACCCATCAGGGTCTAAGTAAGATAGTATACCAATTTCAGTATCACCTTGTTGATGTATAATTTCAGCAAAATGTTGTTCATAATATTTCTGTGATAACTTCATCACATCAGTATCAAACGAATCATTCAGAAATGCGATCTTTTTATGATCAGGCAAAATCTGGTAAAGTACATAGCTGTTATTATTGAAATTTAGCAGTCCCATCTATTAATAAATATGATTTACTCGTCAGTAACCGTACCTCCCCATAGAATAAGATTTGAAAAATACTGATTTTGCCATCTGTGCAGTTTCAATAATCCGATCAATCTCAGCCAGTGTAACTGGGTAAGATTTCCCATCAATTTGAAATTCACCAACTGTAGTTTCTGCAGTTCTCTGCTTCACAGCTTCAGATGACAATTTCTCATTCATTTGAAAATCAATAGTTCCAAATAATTTTCCGAACCGACGGACTTTCTTTTTGTCCATGGCATTGGTCATGTTTAAACTCATAACTGAAAATTTATTGTGTGATAAAAATAGGTTCCTTCCTGATCGAAAGTTTATATACCGATGGTATTTGTCCAAAATCAATTGAGAATGGCATATTAAACTTCATAATCAGTTCGGAAACGTTTGGTATTGGGTAAGAGATATATTGATCTACTCCCCCTGTATCGTGTAATAAAACAAATGTAGCAACACCACCAAGTTCTGTAACGTCTAATGCTTTACGCATCATCATTTCCAGATAATCCCATGGTTGTACATCAGTCCCATAATTTATGTTTAATGTTCCAATTACATAAACTAGATCGAATTTTCTATCAATCTGTGCTTTTAAGAAATCTTCTTGAATAATTTTTGCTGAGAAGTTTTCAAATGTAGCCTTATCAATTTTATCTTCACCTATCTCATGTAACAATTTACTAGTTTCGTACCCAACATAGTCAACATTCAGACTTGGTAGTTGTGATTTTATGTGATGAAGTAGATCACCACGACCTGCCCCAATGTCTAATATCGACGTGTCACCATACAGTGGGATATTCCCCCTAGTTGATAAATTGTAAATATCTGATTGTATTTGTGTGTCTCCATACCCAACCATACCCGAATCGGTATACATATGTTCTGGTATAGTGGAGTCCGCCTCTTCTGGTACCGTAGAGTCCACCATTTCTGGGGATTCTTCTGGTTGGTTAATCACTCCAGCGTTTGGTAATGGCTCCGACTCTGGCACTGTGGCTTGAAGCATTTCTTCTAGCGTCTTTGTCATAACTTTTAATTTTTAGACCGATGGATACCACCAGTCTTGTCAATAATTTTATTTATCTACTTGTTATTAATACATATTGATTTTTTTCTACTATTCACTGTTATAGGTGATATATCACCCCCCTAATCAATGATTTTGTGCACCATCACCAATCATTCCAATACGTTTTATATAAAATTCCTTAAATATTTGACTGATCTTTTCACGTAATATGATATACTCTGATTCTAGCTTTGGATCGATTACCCGATCGTTCATAAATTGTATAGACATGTAGATTAAAAATCCTTTAGACACTTCATGTCCCAATGCTGGTATATGTATGATCGGGAGTAAAATAAATTTATGTATTTTACTACTCTCGAATAGTCTTTTTAGTAGCCCATCGTCTAGATCGATTGTATCCTTGATCAGAATCTTGTCAGATATCATATCAGTCATTAACCGTTGGTAGGTTTGACCAACCGTATGGTCTTGTATATCTTGCTTTGACGGAATTACACTACCGTCTGGATATTTATGATTTGGATGTATAGCTTCACTTAAAATTGATATATGCTGAACTGTTCCAAGTTGTGGTATACCACCACCATTTTCCATCTTCAGTATTGTTAACCTTCCGACATCATTATCCTCTACGAACTCTTCACCTAGTTCTTGTATCCTAACGGCACTACTTATTAAGTCATTGAATAGATTTTCAATGACTTCTTGCTTTTCTGTAAATATTTGTTCTACTGATTTTTGCTTGTCTCGGCGATTTATGTAAAATTTAATACCTTCCCACAGTATTTGTAATACACCTAGACCGAATGCGCCGAATAGCAACGACATCCAATTGAATTCCATATGTTTCCCCTTATTTAAAGACTCAAAATCATGTCAACTAAATTTTCTTGAGGGAATATATCGAACTTATCAGACCGTACCGACGTGTGACTAAGAATACCCTTAACTTCACCGTGTCGTGCTTCATCATAATAATCGAACGCTTCCCTCGGAGACATATGTCCCAACCTTTCTTGTAGTCCAAGGTATGTTGATATACCATGAGTTTCAGTCACATACACAATCAAGTCCCTAAGTGATTGAATTTGTGAATCTGAATATCGATGCCAATATCTATACCCCCTAAATGTATAACCTAGATCAACTACTTGAGATTGATCAACCTTAGTATTTGCGTATGTGTAAAAATTGTTACCACGCTTGACTAGCCAACCGAAATTGCATATCTCGATTCCAATTGAGTGTTTATGCATATAACGATCAACCTTCCCTAAATGCCAAGCATAGAACTCGTCATCAAAACATTTAAGTACTATACCATCGTACGAATCATCACCAGTTCTAGGGTTAATGCCACCTATGACGAATTGAGTACCAATACGTCCACGAGTATCACTACCCCACATGTCAACTACGTTGTATGGATTATTCCACCCAGCGGTGTGATGTAAGAACAGATATTCTTTCTTAGTCGAATGTTCCACGTATTCACCCTTCGGTAAATAATAGTCCTGAATAAAGCTAGAATACCGATCCGTTAAATCGGTAGATAGATCGACCTCATCTTCAAACATGGATTCTTTAGTCGTCGTATCTAAATTGCCTGACGCTGGTATATTATTCTTTAATTGAAAATTTCTAATAGCCGCCTGTGTAAGCTCATCAAATACGCCAGTCGGTTGAAGATGTAACAACCTCTGCGCAAATATTATATCCGATCCACTAGCTCTCATACGATTTTATTATAAATAGTGGTGGATATCTCAAAAAAAATAAGTTTTATTTGTTTACCAATTTATTTTTTTGTATCTTGTGGTTAATTACTTAAGTTACTTTATTTAATCATTAAAATTTTTAATTTATGTCAAAATCACTAGTTAAAGGTCTTATAGGAGACGCCGCAGGAAAACTGACTGGGAAAGATTTCATTCAATCTTTGAATGAGATAACTATCACGAAAAGTATTGCTATCCAACTGATAGCTATTAAACATGCACTATCATTCGGTCGTGGAAAATTGAATGTGACTAATAGTGCTAAGACTTATCTTTTGGAACGGTGTGCTAAATCTAGCTCATACATCGACAGCGATACTGGACTAGGTGTGTTGTACAACGAGAAGACTCGACTTCGAATAACTTCGGATAAGATTGAAGATTTGAAACGTCAGATCAAAGAAGAGGAAGCGAAGATTCTTGAAAAGGAACTTGCAATTTCTAAAGGACGTAAAGTCACTAAAGCTGTCCAGAATAAATTGAAGAAAGAAATTTCTGGTGCAGTGGTCAAGCGATCTGAATATTTGGAGTGGAATATTATCAAGTAATTTTCATTCACATTTCATGATAATCGGGGGATAGTACGCAAGTGCTATCCTTTTTTTTATATATTTACAAATAAAATCGTTATGGAAAGAGAACTAATTGATGAAAAGATGAACCAGAATTTGAATAAATGTTCACACTGTAATGGCATGATGCCCTCAGACGAGTTGACAACTGATCGACGTGGTACGTTAGTATGTCGGGTATGTACGGAGCAAGCACTGGATATTGCTATCACAATCAAGGAATTCACACCTAATGGCGTTAATGAGTTTATATGGACGGATATATTCGGATTTCAAGAAAAACACTCCCAGAGACGTCTTTTTAAAATTCCAGCAGTGGCTGGATACGAGTGGGTGAATCATTCTTGGCAAATGACTACGCATCCAGATTTTGTAGCACTATTACGAAATGCCTCGGTTAAATTTAACGATCCATCAACTGCGAAGTTGGTAGCGTTTATTAAAAAGTTAACCAGTGGTGAAGTAATACCACCATTCCCAATATACATAAATATGACCCAAGTTGGTGGTCTTCACATGCTGATAGACCTGATCGTTCATAAGGAGGTTGTTCCACACTTCAAAAAGTGGACGGTATCGATAGGGCTAAATTAAATAAAACCAAATTAAATTTGGCGATTAGATAAAAAACATTATATTTGTTCTAAACATAAATTTACATATAGATGGAATACATTTATTTTGGGGCATCGTGGTGTAGTCCCTGTAAGACGTTAACACCAGAAGTTTCAGCTTCACCAAAGAATATTCAGATACTCGACGTCGATACTAATAAGGTATTGGCGGATAAGTTTGGTATCAGTTCAGTACCGATGATAATAGGAGTTACTGGTGGTGGAGTATTTGAACGTTATCTAGGTGCTCCTAGTATTCGGAAATTTTTAAAAACATAAATGGAACTAAAATTTAAGAAACTTAACAGCGAAGCAAAATGTCCAGAGCAGGCATATGATGACGCTGCAGCTTGGGATATGTTTGCTACTTCCAAAAAAGTAGTTGATACTGGTGATTACGGTTACATAGAATATGGTACTGGTCTCGCTATGGAAATACCCACAGGTTACGTTGGTAAAATCTTTCCTAGAAGTAGTTTATCTAAGACTGGAATGATACTAGCCAATCACGTTGGGATCATTGATCCAGACTATCGGGGGGAAATTACATTTAGATATAAATGGGTTCATGGGACAAAACAGTATGAAGTCGGGGACAAGATCGGACAGTTCAGATTAGAGGAGACTATCAAAATTGTGTGGGTAGAATCTGAAGATTTATCGGAAACAACTCGAGGGACGGGTGGATATGGAAGTTCTGATAGCAAAAACACGTAGACATGGGTTATGATAAAGAGTATTATGAAGAAAATAAAGAGGTATTTAAAAAAGCATCTCAGAAGTATTATGAAAAGAATCGTGAGAAAATTATAGAACGTCAGAAAGCAAATTATCGCAAAAACAGGGATACTGTGCTGGAAAGGTCTAAGAATTATCGTCTAGAAAATGCTGAAAGGATCAAAGAATACCAAAAACAATATAGAGAGAAGAAACGGAAGTCGGCTGTAAATAGTTGATTATCAAATATATACAAAATATTTTAAAAATAGTTAATCATATATTTGGTAGAATGAGATATATTAGTATATATTTGTCCTATCAAACGGAGAAAAAGTTTCTTCAATATGTGGGGAAGATGAGTGGCGCACATACTGGCAGTTAACACCAGAGTTTCGCTGGTTCGAATCCAGCTTCCCGCACCATGGGTGGTAGTAAAAGAGTTACTTCGCAAAACTTGAAATTTTACACAATTATACTCTTTTTGTTAATCCCCCACGATATACTGAACTGGTAATGACCAGTTTTAAAGAATTAGGGTAGTAGATGGTAGAGTTACTTCGAGCTTTTAGGTAAAGCAATTGTCTCTTAAACAATAGTTGCGGTTCAAATCCGTCATATATCTCTCCAATTAATCTCCCTGAACTTATATACAAAATATGGTGGTAGATCATTGAGTTACTTCGCATCATAAGCGCGTGACGGCAGTTCGATTCTGTCCCCTCCAACTAAAAACAAATAAAACATCGGGGGGTGGTGTAGTGGTAGCACACGTAATACACTCACGATACTGATCCCCATTTTTAATCTAAGATTCAGGAGACATTACTTAATTGTGATGTCTCTTTTTTTATTTAACCATTTTAAATCAGATACTATGGCAAGATTTAATTCAAAGTCGGTAGGAACTAAAACGACTAATTTAGCGGGAGGTGACGCCTACTCACAAACTCCTGAACTAGAACTAGTGTCGATCTTGTTGACCTCGTTCGTTAAGGATAAGTATTACGAGTCCGCTGGTGATAATTTAGCTCGTCTAGAACGTTTAGTATCACAAGTCGATCCAATGTTCGCTGCACAAGCTGCTGTGTATGCGCGTAATGAATTTGGAATGCGTTCGATTACACACGCCATGGCTGGGGCACTTGCTAAGCGAGCGTCTGGTCAACCATGGGCACGTTCATTTTACGATAAGATCATCAGACGACCAGATGACATGTTAGAGATTACTTCTTACTACTTTGGTAAGGGTAACAAGCGTTTATCTTCAGCGATGCAAAACGGATTCCGTAAGGCATTCGAAAAGTTTGACGCCTACCAGTTAGCTAAGTACCGTGGTGAAAGTCGTGATATCAAGCTGATTGACATGGTACGTCTAGTACGACCATCGAAGACGTCGCCGAATATTGATGCGATTGGTAAGTTGGTTAGAGGTGAACTAAAATCAACTCAAACTTGGGAAGCTAAGTTGACCGTCGCTGGTCAAAAGGCTACTACTGTGGAGGAAAAGGCTGAGATGAAAAAGGATGCGTGGGTTGGACTTATCAAGGAACGTAAGATTGGATACTTTGCCTTACTACGTAACTTGAGAAATATTATGACTCAAGCTCCAGAAATAGTTGATGATGCATGTGCTATGTTGACTGATCGTAAGTTGATCAAGAATAGTCTGGTTATGCCATTCCGATTCTTAACAGCTATGAATGAAATTGACACTACACATGCAGTTGGTCGAAAGATTAATGCAGCAATTAGTAAGGCTTTCGAATTGTCAGTGGACAACATCCCAGATATGCCAAATACCTTGGTAGTAGTTGACAACTCAGGTTCAATGACTGGTGGGTATGGTAATAATCCTAAGCATTTCGGGTCATGGAACCATGCTGAAATAGGATCAATGTTTGGTATAATGTTAGCTAAAAAGTCTAATGCTGATATTATGGAGTTCGGGTCGACTGCGCGTTACATTAAATACAGTAATTCGACTGATGTTTTTGATTTTTCTAAGACATTTACGCGGAAGAATAAGGTTGGTCATGGGACAAACTTCCAAGCAATCTTTGATACTGCAAAGGGTAAGTACGACCGTATCGTTATTTTCTCTGACATGCAAGGTTGGATAGGTGGACGAACGCCATCGACTTCTAACTACAAGTCTACGTATGATGCCGATCCGTTCATTTACTCAATTGATCTTGCTGGATATGGATCGATGCAGTTTCCAGAACACAAGACATTTGCGTTGGCTGGATTCTCTGAGAAGATTTTCGATCTAATGGGTAAGCTTGAGCAAGACCCTAAAGCGTTGATCAATAAGATCAAGGAAGTAGAATTGTAATAATTTAGTACATGTGATGATAATCCGAGGAAACTATTTTTCTCGGATTTTTTTATATACCAGATATTTATAGTATATTGGTCAATGATAACAAAATAAAAAAACGTTATATGGAAAAGAAGTTTCAGATTCTCAAAAACGATTATATAGATTTTAAGCATCCAACTAGTAAACGTGGTCAGATCGTGAGATTGTACCGCATTATATCCCTGAAACGGTTGCATATACCAGATTTTGGATGGATTGGTGAGGAAGAGATTGGTGGTTACATACAGCACGAAGAAAATTTATCACATGAAGGTAATTGCTGGGTCACTCACTCAGCTAAGGTATTTGACGATGCTAGAATTCTAGGAGATGCATTAGTTAAAGATGACGCTGCAGTATTCGAAACTGCGCAGATACTCGGAGAATCTAAGATAGAGCATCACGCACACGTTCGGGGAAGCTCCGTTGTGAATAACTCAAAAATTTCCGACAAATGTGATGTGAAAGATTCTGCAGTTCTACATAGCGTAGTTATGCGGAATGCCTCGGTTATTTATCAGAACGCTGAGGTTCACCATACGACGATGTATGATGGTGCTATGATCCACGGGAATGCTAAAGTGTTTAAGTGTGTACTTAAAGATGTGTCTGAGATTCGGGACGATGCGGTGATGCATAGATGTAAATTGACAGGTCGTGCGATCGTTCAGGAAGGAGAACATATTGACGCGTCATTCTATAAAGATGTTAATTTAAACATAACAGTTGGTAAATAATTTGGTTTTATCGATTTATTTTTATATATTGCAAAATATAACGGGCGTATAGTTCAGCGGTAGAACGGCGATCTCTAAAATCGTCTGTCGTGGGTTCGATCCCCACTATGCCCACAAAATTAAAACGTAATGATGTAGATAAGTAAAATATTGGTAGTATTTGTATTTGGATTTTATAGCTCTGTAAGGTTTTTACACCTCTACAGGGCTATTTTTGTTTAATTAAAACTTTAATATTATGAATTGTAATTGTAAGCCCACGATTGGGTATGGGTTGTGTGACCCTTAGACTAAAAAATTACATAGGGTTTCTTTTTCTAAGTCTCTATTGATGCATATACAGAAGAAGTTTCCTAATATGCGGTTGTGCAAGCTCTGGTTCGAAATTGGAAATCGAGTCACTGAAAACTCTACAGGATTATTTGGTCTGGTTAAGGACAAAAATAATTTTATACTAAGAGTCACACCGTATAGATCATTAATTAACTTATGGGAAAATCAGAAAGCGTCGGCATACGAAGTTTCCGTAAAAAAAGTAGAATTATTATGAAGTAGATAACTAGAGGTGATAAACTCACCACGATCGTTCGGGATGATATCTCGGACGGGTACCAGATGGTACAAACAGCACATGCTGTTGCAAATTTTGCTGCACACCATCCTGATGAGTTCAAAGCTTGGCAACATGGATCAAACTACTTATGCTGTTTAAGTTCGTCGTTGGATCGTATTATGAAGACAATCTATTATCTAGATTTGTACGACATAAAATATACAATCTTTAGGGAGCCAGACATAGGTGATGAAATTACGGCAATATCGGTAGAATCATTACCGAATGAATTACATCGAAAATTATTCAAAAATTTTAAACTAGGATTATCATGATACAGCAAATAATAAAATTGAAAAACGACATTAAGGAACTATCTAGCAAGCAGAAAATTTATAAGGATCAGCGGAAGACTGTTCACAATAAATTAGATAGAACTGTCGAACCTTCGGATGCACTTTGTATGCACGGTCGTAATCGGGAAATGTTACGACATATGTTCATCTTATATGGTCAAGTAAGGCATAGACCAGTTAATTATGAACCAACGTCTACTATATTGTTGGAGAAGTTACGTAAGCAATACTTTCCAGTATCTGAAGTTAAGATACCGACCGAGGTTATCCAAGAACTTAAAGATCGTGGAACCACATCTTTCTTTTCACGAAGATTTTGAGTATATTTGGGGAAGTCTTATAGGCTTCCCCTATTTATTATTAGTTATGAGTTGGAGTATATTTCACACCGAGTGTATGGCGTTAACAGGTCAAAAGCACGTATCTAGGCAACAGTACGCCCAGAAGATGTCACAGGCATACCATAACTGTGTTATGCGCCATTTTGAGAGCCTTACGGGGGGAGGGGTGGTTGTTAATACTGCCGCAAACTTACCAGCGTTGTATCAGGGGTTTTTAGTCACTGGTGAAATGAATATGGTGCAACATAAAAATGTCAACTGGGTGCAGCAGATCGGTAAATATATTATGGCATACTGGGCGGGTGCGTTTATATCCGGCCCCACGGGATTTGTCAACGTCACATACACTGGATCATGGACAGCAATACCAGTTCCACAAAACCTTGACTTCAATCTAATACTATTAGCATTTGCTAATACCGCTAGAATTCATCTACTAACCCTGATGGGTATATACACGTCAACCGTGGTGATCATACCACCACCAGTGACTACACCATGGAGTGGTGCACTGTTAGTGACTATACCTTAATATATGATTATTGCATCATCGGAAATTTTAACATTCCGTCCTGATTTGATATGTACGTCGCCATTCTTAGACCATCCGCGATCTACCATCCCAGACGATCTTTTACTTTTTTTATTCTTACCATGATCATCTTTATATTTATTCTCACCATAAACGATGTCGTCGGCAATGTTTAACATGTCGCCTGTATTGATAGCCATTCTAAATCCTCTTTATGATAAATATTAGTAAATATTCCTAAATTGAGACTCGACAGCATCTTTAATGGCGTTACCCAAGTCTTTTTTCTTATATATCTTAGATAGTGATGCCACATCGATCTGTCGCATGTCTATTTTACCGACTGCCGTAACAAATCTGGAAATACCCATCTCAGAACCGAATTCTTCCATTTTTTGCCTCGAAATATGCTTATAACCCCGAAATAACGCATATACTCGGTCAAAATCTTCATTTTTAGCCGTTTTTAGGAATTCCAACATCATAACAACGTTTCTAGTCTCGTCTCTGGTGTATTTAAGCGTTGATAGGCGATCATTGACCACCTTTGTAGACTCTGGAGCTAGTAGAGCACCTAACTGCACTATAGGGTCGCTAGAATCAATAAATTCCGAAGAATATTGCATATTACCTAATATATCGTCCATATACCCTAACTTATCTGCTAAAATTAGGTATTTTCTTGGCGATTTAGCTGTTTTGATAGATTTCATGAACTCATCACGAACTCGTTCTGCGGACACACCCTCTAGGCTAGTATCTTTCAATGCATCTAGCGTTTTTGGGTCTATCGTTTTACCTAATCGCGCATAAAATCTCAGTGCACGTAATTTGCGCAACTTATCTTCGTCGAATCGTGAATTAGGATCACCAACAGTCTTTATTGTCCCAGTTTCTAGATCAGAAATTCCACCAACTAGATCGACGACCTTATCACTATCTATATCATAAAATAATGCATTTATTGTCAGGTCTCGTCTCTTAACATCGGTACCAATGTCTGCAAATCGAACACTATCTGGTCGTCTACCAGAACCAATATCTTCTCTAAATGTTGCGATTTCATATTCTTCACCAGATGGTGGTATAGCGATGACTACACCGAAAGATTTACCAACTTCCAGTGTCTTATATCCTAACTTTCTAATTATCTTGAGTGAATCGTCTGGGTGTGCATCGGTTGCTAGATCATAATCCTTGGGAGACTTGTCTAACATGAAATCACGTACTGCTCCGCCCACAACGTATAATACTTTACCGCTTTTCTTAAACTCGGTCGCTAGCTTACGAACTTCATCAGGGATAGGCATTGCATCGCCCTCCTGATACTCCACAATACGCTGCTCAACTGTTAAACCTCCACGATCTATAGACATGAAAGATTTAAGTTTACCAACGTTTGGATTTTTTTCCATGAACTCTTGTTTCTTTTTACGCATATCGTCAAGGTTTTTAACTCGCATATGTTGTCTCACCAAATAATATACGATCACTGGATTTGCGCCCATAGATTTGATATATTTCCGATATTCCTTAACTCTGGTAGCGGAAACCTTCTCATGTCCATGTGCTGATGGTTGTCGTGTCTTAATATTAAATGCTAAAGTTTCAAACTTACCTAGATCGTGGAATAATGCAGCTAGTAATATATCAGCATCACCTAGTCGTATCGCTCGGTTAGCTACAGTTATTACATGCTTCAGTGTATTACCCTCTGGGTGCCATTTTGGATTTTGAGGCACCGTCCACAGTCTATATAGAATCTGTTTCAAATCGGGTGGTAGTGTTTTGTACAAATCCCGAAACGTGTTGATCGTTATACCATTTTCTGTTTTAATCATTTACCAACATTTTTATGCGGTAAATATAGAAATATTTATTTATAACTCCCGCATTTTTACAAAATTATTTATGCGAGAACTTTTTGAAGTTTATTTGTGAACTCGATTAACTGATTATTTTTGTTCTGGTCTTTATTAAACGACTGAATCATATGTGTCAATGTACTGTGTATATTTTTTGATGATTCATTTGGTTTTCTTTTTCTAATCGTGGCGATCCAAATAACCGCTTGTAATTGGTGGGGTTTCATACCATATTTAGCTGCCTGTTCTTGGACAAGTTTTCCAAGATATACGTAGTGTTTGTATTTACTAAACACCGCACCTTTCCTATCAGATTTATCCTTACCCACCATATCGTATACTTCAGGGTAAAAAAAGTAAATCATCCACGAGTCAATTGTAACTGGTAGCCAAGCGAATTTATCACCACCAACCACCATATCTGGGTCTAATAAATTGAGTGCAAAGTTCAGTACTTTATACCCACCAGTTATAGCATCTTTTTTGTTGATATCCCCAGAGGATTTAATCGCGGTCGATATCATCTGTGCGAGTCTCTTATTATCAAATTTTTCACCTTGGTCGATATAATATCTAGTAATTTTATTAGTTATCTGGATATGTGATTGCAACGTGCTATGCTTGACAATAAAGTTATGATATTTCAGATTGGTAAATTTATGGGTTGGGTCGGCTGCATCCTTATCAGCCATGTAGAATTTTAATTTCTTGAAATCGGCAGTTGACATATTTTGCATATAATCTATGTATTCGATAAGTAAATTCTTATTATCGGCGAGGTCACGCTTAATTGCATAGAACGATCGCGTGGCGAGTGCTAAGTTTGGTTCTAATTTAGTATTGGCGGAGTACGATGCTATCATCGCTAAAAGTAATCCACCCTCACGCTTACCTAGTATTGATGTGATCGATTTATTAAAATTATAATACCAATTAGCACTCTCTTTAAATTCTTCAATCACTTGGGGGATCATTTTTATTACCTTCTCATCGACTTGTAAGACAGGTGCCCCACCTTCATTAGCTAAATCTACAATTTCTTGTGAATTCATTAACGTCAACTCTGGTTGCGGCTTAGCTTCCGACATCCCAGAAACTGGAACCTCGAGCCCGAATTTACTAATAAGATTTGCTAACTCTAATGCTTGATTTTTATTTAACTTAACGTCCACCGTATTTCCTTTTATATATTAACAGATATTTTGTTCGTTAATAAGTATCTTTCAAAATTACATTTCATTGATGTAAGTTATTACCAACATTTTTTTTATATTAGTGGTATAATTAATTAACCTATAAACCGAATACAATGAAACAAACTTTTATCAACACAGCACAGGTAGTATTAGTATGGTTCTCGATATCCTTTATAATAGGACTTATTTCGTATATGTACATCGATATAATGTATGATATTGACTGGAAATCTTGGATTATTAACTTTTACCTAGCTGGACTATTCTTTGGTCTGGGGAGGGCATCTAAAAAATAACAAGTATGCGTAGAAATTTTAAGTTAGAAAAATTACAAGCTGGTGAAACGGTGACGACTAGTGAGAAAGGTAACTCAATGGTACCACTAATTAGATCAGGTCAGAAACATGTCGTCGAGCCAGCGGATTGGAAATCTGTCGAAGTTGGGGATATAGTATATTGTAAAGTTAAAGGTCGATATTACACCCATCTAGTTAAATCTGTGGATAGAATTAAGGGATGTTTGATCGGAAATAAACGTGGCGGGATTAATGGGTGGACTACGCAGGTATATGGTAAAGTTATTGATATCATATAGGTAAACAAATAGACAGATATTGACGAATAATACCTGTCTACCGAAACTCAATCCCACCATTCCTGATGGAATTGTAATATACGAAAAATTTTGATATAAAAAAAGCCCAGAACGTAAATTCTGGGCTTTATTAATATGAGTCAGTAAAATAACTCCATCAGCATCTTTAGACTAAGTCTAATTTTTCTAGTGTCTCTGTAAATGCCTCATCGACACACAGTTTCTTGAACAATCCAACAAACGCTTGCTCGTCAGTTTCTTCCTGTGACTTAGTTTTAGCCAATGACATTTGAGCAGTGTATGAGTCTATACTCGCTACAATATCTTCACAAGAAGTTGTAGTCGTGGATGTATAAACCATATTGGCTTTTACTCTGTCAAGTATTTCTGCCAAGAATGCTGGTACGATTTCCATCTCAGCAACTTTATTCGCAGCTTCAGTGACATCGTCCGTGACTGAATCTCCAAGATAGCTACTGATAAACTTCATCGCTGTTGGTTGATCCAATGCGGTCATTGAGATCAATGAACCAATTCGCTTACCTCTTAGGAATGTAGGATCGATCAACTCTAGGTGGTTGGTTGTAAAAACACTGATGATATTTCTACCTTTCGTGTCACCACCATCTAGGATGTTCAATATTTCATTCATCTTCGTATTTCGTGCACCACGAAGAACCTGATCGATATCTTCCACGAATGTAAGAACACCACGCCCATTACCACACAACTGACCAGCTATATCTAGCATTTCAGTCACCTTTGTTGGATCGGTTAGGTAAATGAATCCCCAGTCATTCTGGATTGCTTTATTAGCAAGTTTGAAAGCTAACAACGTCTTACCAGTACCATACTCACCTTCCATCAATGCACCGAACTTGAGATCAAGTCCATTCGCAATGCACTGCTCTGACTGCTCAATTCTAGAAATGATTGGTTGTAGTGAAAACTCAGTAGCTTTCGATAGATACATAGGAATCTTATCAACCTTCGAAAGATCGAGGAATTGTGGTCTAAGATTTCCATCCAAACGAATTGCTTTTCCACGGTAAATACTGTCCGTAGCTAGTAAATGTTTAGTCTTCTCCATGATATCATCCATCAAGGATACATATCGACGCTCACACTGACCAGATACTCCGAATTTTCTAGAACTCGAATCGTATGTCATGGATATTGTTGCGTCTTTTCCGAGACCGGGCAATGCAATCGATCCCCATGGAACTTTGATTCTGCTACCGTCAGCAAATTGGACATCGATCGTCTCTGGTGGATCGTTCGACGGACCGGACTCCTTGTGAACCGAATATCCCTCCAATTCTTGAATTGATCGGTGTAGAGCATATGCACCATCCTCTGGGAAGCATATGAATCCGTAATTGAATGAAGTCAACTGGGTCGAGTTCTCAATCTCAGTTTCAATAAACTGAGCGATATTCTTCAGTGGCTTCTTGTCAATAATCTCCTTCAGTCTTTCCTTAACGTCGGCGTCAAATGCTGCGGAATTGAACTTTCCATTCTTGAGAATGGGCTTCTTCTGTTTACTACTCATCTAGTAAGATTTTAAATAATGAATAAAAATTTTCTTTTGTATCTTCGAGACATCCAATCTTTATATTACCATTGTGCGACTCGGATATAGGTACGCGATTTTCCTGATCGATACCAGCCATGAGTCGTTTAGTTCTAAAACTTGGAATTTCGGTGAACTGTCTTAGTTGCGATAATAAAATCTTACGACCCTTACATTCGAGTGTAAGGTCTTTGATAGAATCTACTTTGTCAACTATTACATCGTGACCACCGTATTGGATATGTCTCATACTATTTTGTGTTGTTGCGACAAATATATAAAAAACTTTCCGACATTACCAAATAAAAAATAAGATTTATTATAAAAACTTTTTAAAAAAAAATACCAATAAAATAGTTGGAAATTAGAAAATATGCTTATCTTAGTGTCATCGATAATAAAAACAGGTATTATGAAATTGATTAAATCAGGAAACAATTGGATATGGGAAGGTGATTACAACTCCCGACATTTACCCAAGGCAGCTAAGTTTCGTTGGAATACTGACAAAAATCCTAGATTCAAACCATTTCCAGATGTCCCACTAAATGTGTGGTGGACACCTAATATTGATCAAGCGATTGATTTGATAGAATTCGCAGATGGTGACGTCAAAAAAGAATTGGAGATCGAGAAAACTCGAGTTGACGACATGTTGAAAGCTAGTAGCGCGACAGATGCTGATATACATATACCCGCACCAGATGGGTTTGAATATTATGGATACCAGCGGGCAGGTATAAATTATGCATTAAAGAATGGGAACGTTCTCATCGGTGATGAGATGGGGCTTGGTAAGACTATCCAAGCTATTGGTGTTTTGAATGCCGATGAATCTATCAAGAAAACCCTAATAGTATGTCCAGCGTCTCTGAAGTTTAATTGGAAAAAGGAATTGGGAACATGGTTGGTTAGAGACTTGTCAGTTGCGATTTTATCGTCTAAAGATAAAAAACCAGTAGACGCCGATATATACATCATCAATTACGATATTCTTACCAAATTAGATTGGTTGATTAACACGACAGTCGAGGAGAAATTGGTTAAGGGAAAGAAGACGAAGGTTACCAACTACCACGGTGCCATAAATTTCGATCTTATAATTGCGGATGAGGCGCATTATGCCAAGAATAAAAAGGCTAGGAGATCGCAAGCATTCTACGCACTAGCTAAGGAGTCTAAGCGTAAGGTATTCTTGACTGGGACGCCGATTTTGAACCGTCCAGTTGAGCTTTTTCATATGATCGAAGCTTTGGGATTTGAAATGACATTTTGGAATTACGCCAAACGATATTGCGCAGCTACTCGGGGGAGCTTTGGGTGGGACTTTTCTGGAGCATCAAATTTGGAAGAGCTTCAAATGAAATTGCGTCAATCGATCATGGTCAGAAGACTTAAGGCGGACGTGTTACATGAACTACCAGCTAAAAGACGTCAGATCATCGAATTGGATCAGGCTAAATATAAGGATTTTATCGACGCAGAACAGGAATACTTAGGCAGTATCGATCCAATGCATATGTATAACGATGCTGTGAAGGATTTGGAGAAAAAGGAGTTCTCATTAGTTGCCGACGAATATGAGGATCGTGTTAATAACTTGAAGACGATGTCGGCATCCCATATAGCTGAAATGGCTAGATTGCGTCACGCAACTGCATTAGCTAAAGTTGCTGATGTTGTTGATCACTTAAAAACAACTCTAGAGCAAACAGATAAGGTGATCGTATTCGCTCACCACCGAGACATGATCGACGCATTATATACCGCGTTTGAGGGGTCGGCAGTGAAGTTGATGGGTGGTATGTCCGATACTGCCAAGGACGATGCAGTCCAAAGGTTTCAAAATGATGATAGTGTTAAGTTGTTTGTGGGATCAATTTCCGCGGCGGGTGTTGGTCTTACACTGACGGCGGCAAGTACAGTTGTGTTTGCGGAGCTCGATTGGACACCAGCTAACTTGAGTCAGGCAGAAGATAGAGCGCACAGAATTGGACAAACCAACTCAGTACTTGTACAGCACATCGTAATTGACGGGTCGATGGATTCTAACCTCGCTAAGCAAATAGTCGAGAAGCAGAACGTAATCGATAGGGCTATGAATTCTGAAAAGGTCGATGAACATATAGCGAAGCAAGCACAGAAATTTGAGGACGCTAAGAAACAGGTGAATTCTGATATCGAGAAGGCTAAGAAGAAAGCATTGGCGTGGGAGAAGAAGAACGCAGAGAAGAAAGCTCAGGAGATCGCGGATGGTATTAAGCAGTACACTAAAGATGAAGTTGCATTAATTCTTAAGAAGCTTAAGTTTTTATCTGGTCAGTGTGATTATGCATCTGGGAAGGACGGGATGGGGTTCAACAAATTCGATGCACCATTCGGACATACGATGGCTGACAAGACGTTTTTATCGAATAAACAAGCAGCAGCGTGTGAACGTATGTTGAAAAAATATCACAGACAACTAAATCAAATGTCAAGTTAGAAGAGAATACTTTTTATTTATCGATAATGCCCATTTAGACGAAATTCTATTTGGGCATTTTTGTATATAACAAAATTTTATTCTATATTTGGTCTTAAAATTAACATATATGCCTAAATATAAGCAATTAACGATCCCATTTAAAGAATATTCAGAGCCAGTAGAACTAGATACTCCAATACCTGATAGTATGGTCGAGATGACATCCAAAGATATACCTAGAGGTGGAGGTCTCAGATTTAACACCGATAAAACTCGATATGATCTAGTTCCAGCATTCGCTCAGGAACAGTACGCACGAGTTATCACACGTGGTGCCAAGAAATATGTAGATCGTAACTGGGAACGTGGAATGAGTTGGTGCACAGTCGCGGCATCACTCGAACGGCATCTAGCGGCGTTTAAGATGGGTGAAGACCTAGACCCAGAGACTGGATTGCTCCACACAGCTCATATAATGTGCAACGCGGCGTTTTTAACTGAATACTATAAGACATATCCACAAGGCGACGATCGTCCACACACGTACCTAGAAACGCCTAAAATCATGTTAGATATTGATGAGGTGATATGTGACTGGGTTGGGGGTTGGATTAGTGAATTTGATATGGATGTTCCTAGGTCTTGGTTTTTCGATCGTAACATCTCTGACAGATTTGCTACACTAAAATCGTCTGGGGATATGGACGAATTTTATATGAACCTGAAGCCTCGGATCAGTCCAGATGACCTCCATTTCGAGCCGTGGTGTTACGTTACGTCCAGACCAGTTTCGACTGAAGTGACCGAAGCGTGGTTAGATAAGCATGGATTCCCAGCTAGACCAGTACATACTGTGGGTGTTGGTCAGTCAAAGGTTGACGTTCTCAAATCTGCGGGTGGTGATATTTTCGTGGATGATCGATTCGAAAATTTTGTGGAGATAAATAATGCTGGTATATCTTGTTACTTAATGGACGCGCCCCACAATCAAAGATATGACGTGGGGCACAAACGTATATTTAAGTTAGATGATTTATTGACTGGAGATCATCTAGTTAGGGATACTACATTAAAATAGGTAATCGACTATATCAGAATAATTCAGGCGATAGTTGAAATGATTCACTATAATGAATACAAGTAATGCTGAGCTGATAAGTGCATTGGTAAACTTAGACCAGACGGGTTTTTTACGATTATTAAATATGATACCGTACACCAGATCGACTGATATGAATACTAAAAACGCGAACCACTGGTAGGTTATCAATCCAACGAATAACCATCCAGTGTATCCAAGCAACAAAAATGTTAACCATATATAGTTAGGATATCGAAGTTGACCATCCTCGGTTATTTCACTCACATTTCCAGCCTTTAATACTGTAGAATAATCATCTAGCGTATCCCTATAATGTCTAGGTCTCACTAATATTGCTACTTCGAATAGCAGAGCTAAAATTCCGAATAAGAAAAATAAGTCACTCATTGTTTTAAAATATTTTTGATCAGTTCAATAGCAGCGACATCGTCAATACCATAACATGTGAATGACTTAAAGTTATTCTTTTTTGATATGGACTTGCTCGTCGCCTCGTATACTTGTATCATGCATTTATCTACATGCCTTACTGGACTTTCAGTTATCGGGATATCTACTGATATAGGTCTAGTAATCTCGGCAAGTTTTTCTTTAAGATAATCACTCAACTGCTCAGCGTTTGTGTGATCCTCCAGCGTCAGAGATTTACTCTTGTTGCCGTATCGAATCTCGATCCTAGTCACCTGCTTATTAGATGATATATCATCATTTTTAAGTTTAAAATTCATTTTTAATAATTTATAATGTTTTCCTAATCCACTACAGTGTACACCGACAACTATATCACGACTGACTCTTGAGTAGTTTGAAGTACTCATCTTTAGTTGAGCTGCACACTTCTTCGTCCGCGGTTGGTATATATGGTTCCGACATTTCGAATAAAAACACGTCACCCTGTCGAATTATATGTGTTATTTTGCCCTGCATTCCGACATAATATTTACAGCAATCGGCAATAGCCGCCAACGGGTCTCCAGTTCTTCCCATCTCCGCAGATGTCCATAACCAATGAACCTGATCAGTAGATGTACACCAACACTTAATTGCATACAATTCATTAGTAGATAATCCGAGCTTCGAGCCATTCACTTGGTGCAATTCGTATATCTGTGTAAATTCGTTATCTTCGTGAGTACCAGTCACGGTATTATATGTTCGGTTTACTAGATCGATACCAGAAGTCTTAATTCTAGTAGTACCTAGATTATTAACCATCTCATCAACATTGATGACTGAAAATACCGTAGCTCTAGCTTCAGCATTAGTAATCCCGAATGCTTCACTGTACGTATATGGTTTTGATATATCCCATAGTTTCATATACAGTTTGATGACATCTTTATGGTTTTCGACAGAATTCATAGTCAAGAATGTGGATAGTGGCTCAATAAACCTCTTGACGAATCTATCCTTATTGTCGGTAAATTGAGTTCTGAGGTATCGACCACACATTTCATATGTTGTCAAATTTTGTATTAATAATGTGCCAGTATTTATCATAGCTTTTACTTTAAAATATGTTAAAATGGGCGCACCTTAGATGCGCCCATACGACAGATCAATTATTTAATCGAAACTGTTTTGAAACGCGTTCAATACAGGATTAAATTCTTGCTGAGTGATCTTAATAACGTCGTTAGTAGACTCCTCAGTGGCAACTGTGTTATGATGACCATGCTCCACAATTATAGCGGATTTGGTTTTCAAAACGACAGTTGTCATTTTAGGAATTTCCTTCACAACTTCCACCCCCTCAGTTGGGATGACGTGTGTGTTCGTTGAGTGTTCTAAAACCACTCCATTAGGCTGCTTCATACTTCCAAGTTTTAATGTTAATTAAATTTTCGTAAGCTTCTGGCGTCATTTCGATGATTTCGATAGCTCGAAGTCCGATAGATGGCACCTGCACTGACAATTCACTATCAGTACGCTTACTACCTTCAAGTGCCAACTGTGATAACGAATTCGCACCAGTCCAAGAGTATACTCTTGTTGCATTTTTAAGTTTAACGTCAAATCCACTCGCCGCGGATTCTACTGCAGCTAATTCGCCGAAGTGTACACCCGCGGAATAAGTTCTGATCATAACGTTCTTACCAATCAATTCTTTAAACATAATTTAATATTTTGGTGTTAATAATTTATTTACTTTATTTTTAGCATTCACAAGTGATCTGATTTCGCCTCGCTTATGAACATTTCGTTTGTTAGATAGTCGCTCTAGTTCGATTTGAGCATCTATTCGCGACGTTAGCCATTCGAACTCGTCATCATTGATAGATTCGCCTTCGTTAGCGTCTAACTTGCACCAGAGAGCCTTAAAATCGATTTTATCACTCGCTAGTTCAACATCACTATGTGGTGAATTCAGGATATCACCGAAAAAATCGCACTGCTTCTGAGTAAATTTCATCTTTTTAGTTTTTTGAAACGCTTATAAACAAACCGCACAACTAGTACAAATATACCAACCTCAGCTACACCACCACATACACACATAGTTATTTTTTTTAAATTAACAAATTTTCAAGTAATCTAGATCATACTTTTTATCAAACCCATCCCTAAGTGGGCATTCAGGATCGAGTGCTGCCATATCACGTATCTCTTCTGGAGTTTTATGCTTTGGATATGGTTTGGAGGGTAAATCCCAAGCTATCCATATACCTGATCCATAATCTTCCACGATATAACCAACACTACCGATGGGTAATGATGCGAATTCGATCAAAGTTTCAACCTTAGTACCTAGTTTATATGTTGTATCATCACTCATATTCATTTACATTGTATTTGTCGAACAATACATTTTTGTGGAGTGTACTTGAAAAACTGGGTGTCATCGAATCGGTAACTAGAAACTCCAGAAACTAATCCATCAAAACAATCAAACACTTCACCTTTAGTCAACACACCATCGGGTGTGTCGGTAATTGCCGTAAAATTGTGTTTAGTTTCTGCAACATCAACTTCGTAAAATTCTCTATCGTAATGTTTTCCCATAATTATTTGATTAAATATGAACCAGTTTTTGTCACACCATCCCACTTAAGATCATCATCTACCTCGCCACCAGTCGAACGCAAAAAACACCATCCATTTTGTACAGCATTATCAGCATCGATGTGCGCATGACCAGCCCCGACCCACACGCGAATCGAATCGATGGCACCGACTGTTACGGGCATTTTGACTACACCACCTAGTACGCGCGTCATATGATCACCGACTTTTATCGTCGCGGGTAGTGGTTTAGATTGTAGTACATTCATAGTTAGTCATTTATTGGTTAATTAGCACCAAGGATAGAAGAATTTTTTTATATCAAGTTACTTACCTCTGAGTAAATTACCGATCTCGCTATCATCATCGTCATCATCGTCGCCATCAGTATCCCGATATGAGTCAACCATACCTGAAATAACGTCTCTCAACTGTTTGAGTTGATTGTCGTCCCGATACGTATCGGTCATCTCGTCTATAACTTCCCTCAACTGATTGAGCTGATTTTTACTAGACTTAAATGCTGTTTTATACGCTTCAGTTATCGTATGTATAATTTCGAAGACTGATTCGTCGGTATCATAAACAGTTTTAAGTAACATACCTAACTGCTCACGTTGCCCTTCGATCTCAACATTCAAACCTAATGCCATCGCACCTTCCACTGGACTTTCTTCTTCCAACCCAGCTTCCTTACGCTTATTCTGAGCTGCTTCATCTGATGTGAATTCGATGTTTATAACTACCCGACCGCCATTCCGTATGCGTTCGGAGATTGACGATATGATGGCAGCTTCTCTTTCGCCAACTTCAACATTTTCTGATTCAAATTGTCTATGCTTCATATTCCTAGTGTTTGAGGTTCGTAAACCCCGATTATAAAATCTTTATGTATATCAAATATTAATTCTGGATCGGTTGGGTGTGATGTTACTAAGTCGTTAGCAAAAATAACTGAGAACACGTCACCACGACACTCAACTACCTCACACCAAAATCGTTCAGCCATGTCTGGGAATTTTATACCAACCTTGACGTAATCCCCAGTGTTGATCTTATTTATTTCGCCTTGAGTGGGTATTTTAAATTTGTCGGGAGAATACTCCTCAGCTCGCTGCACACCATTTATGAATTCTACTGGTTCATGCCCGTCGACTGTGTATATCATCTTACGGTACTTACCTGAATTATCCTCACTCACAGTTACACTAGGTGGAATGTGTGGTGTAGCGTATTCGACCATCTGGTATCCTATATCCGAAAGACCGTCGTTTAGCATGGCTAAGGATATTTGTCCTACAACTTGTATGCCTGCACTTCGATGATTGGGAGGGGCTTCCATGACGATCGCGAATACTGGCTTATCGTTAAGATCACCATCCTCTTTTAAGAGGAACTTAGTCGGACGCATTTGAACGACTGGTTGGTTGAATTTAAGATGACCTGTACCAACCGATTTACATGTAAATGGTTTTTTATTCGTTGCCATAATTTATTATATAATTCTTAGATTGTTGTTTAGTCATTCCATGTCCATGGAACTGGTTTACAAATTCACCATCGAACACGTCGATCAGGTCGCATAAATCCTTACGCTGCTCTAGATTGAGCGTTTCACCAAATCCGCCACAACTGTCAGAAGACTGTAACCTTTCCAACATTTTGAAAGCTTCTGGATTTGATTTTGGATCAACATATCACCCCTTAAGACCGCCGAATTTAAAGCTAAGGTATTCGTGTGAATTGTTACGTTCCATCACTTAAGTTTTTCAACAATAACTTGACGATCGGCTAAATGAACTTCAGCCTTATATTCGGATGGCGAGTACTTTTCTTTGATCTCGTCAAAGTCTCCAGCGACTAACCAATCACTCATTTCCTTATCCGACGAAAATGTTTTTGCTACTATCTTTCCCATGTTAATGATTTTTATAGAACAGTGACTGTAACTTAGCCAGTGTCCAGATGAATGTTATAAGAAGTGCAGATATACCTATCGAGAGGGAAAATATCTGAACTCCAGTGATGGCGAAGTGATCTGGATTACAATACACCCAATCACAATCACCTCTGTGGTAATCGTGGAGCACTATCAGGTACAAATGCCTAATTGTTATGCAGTCGATTATAAAAATAATCACACTAGCTAAGATGATCCAGAAACGTTCATTATATTTTTTATGCATTAATCTGTATTTTAATTATGATCAAACATACAAATAATTATATTTGTACACAACTTTTTATCTAATTATTTTGATGATGCGACATCCATGTATCATCAGTTCGATCCCAGAAATCAAACCCACGATCACTCGCCTGCCATCGGAACGCATGACCGATTGAGTATTTTAAGGTTCCCCGTGTAGTAAATTCACTTCTAACATATTCTCCGAATTTTCTACCAGATCGCACATCAAGCTCCCGACAAAATTCTCCAAATATTTTACGATCGATTAGAAAATCTCTGAATTGATTCTTTTGCTGCTGTTCTTCCTTGCTATATTTACTCATAGTGATTGTTTAGTTCTTCCCATTCGTTATGTAGATCGCGCCAATATTGATCTCCCTCTTCAGTTTCACCCCATGTATATGCACCTGATATAAAGGATGTCGGTTTATGCTGTCCATCCAAGATGCGACGAACGTGTGCGCCAAATCGCCTACCCTTCTTATTCTTAAGATTTTTACTAAACTTACCAAACGCTCCACGTTCAATTAGAAACTCCCTAAGCTCTCGCTTATGTTGCGTAATTTGATCTTCTGTTATGTGTTGATCTTCTTCTATATGTTTCATGCTTATTATTTTTCGTCTGATAATTCCGAGAGTCGATCACGCCACGTCTGAGCAATTACCTGCCAATATGATAAACCTTGATCGGTGATTGCCCACAGGAATGCGCAATCGATACCCAGAAAGAGAGTACCATGCTCCTCCATGGTGTTTCGGACAAACTCCCCAAACGTCATACGCGAACCCGAATGTGCTTTAATTTCTCGGCAAAAATTCTTAAATGCGCCTCGCTCAATTAGAAAATCTCTGAATTGATTCTTTTGCTGTTGTTCTTCCTTACTATATTTACTCATGATCATACAATTTACGTTCTTGCCATTTTACGTGGAGTTTATACCAATGGTCGTGACCACTCTCTTCTTTACCCCACGTGAATGCATTCAGTATTAGGTTTTGTGTATTGTTATGTTCAACCGAATAGCGAACCTGTTCAGCAAACTTCCTATCGTTTTGCTTTTTAAGTTCTCTACTATACTTTCCAAACATATTATGGGCGACTAAAAACTCCCTAAATTCGTCCTTAATTTTCTTAAATTCTGCAGTATCGTTAGTCATTGTGTTATATTTTTGTGTTTTTTTGGTTTCGATCCATATCTAGGAACAAACGTGTTAACGAATCATGTAATAAGTCGGTATCTAGCTGAATTACGCTCCACAATAGCATATCGAGGTGTCCTGATATTGATTTATCGTGTTTTTGGCGTTGTTGTACTTCCAATAACGTCATATATCGCTTATATTCTTCGGAAAATCCATTTTCATCACGCTTATCTGCCTTCTCGACCCTAAAACGGTGCCTTAAGTACTTATATTCCACTAATTCATCGTCCGTGAGGAGTGACATACTAATTCGATGGTAACAATCCGTAAAAAAATCGTTTTGACGGATACTTTTATGGAAAATCATGAACCACTGATCCTTACCAGCGTCCTTAAAGTGTGGATCGTTGCCTTTATAGACGTTGTACGTGTACTTTATGTGCATATCGAACGTATCTGGGGACATCATGGAGAACAAATGGTAATATATACCCGCTATATAGCCAGATTTGTCCAATTTTTTCAAATGTTCGAGAAATTGATCCCTAAGATTGCTAACTACATTCGCTTTTTTCATAATAGATCGTGTTTTTGCATGTAATTTCTGATTTTTCGAGCAATTTTTTCCTCCTGAGCACTGTAACCATTGGTAATGAACTCGTTTATGAGCTCGTCACCGTACTCTAAGAGTACATGATCATGATCTGATATGCGTTTTTTGCGACAATCATCACGAAATGAACGTCGAAACATGTATCTGCGTAATATTCTAGTGAAATACGCTGGTAAAATTTGCATGGCAACCCATTTTGCCGCGTTTTTAAAAAATGAATTCATCTAATCCTGTATCTTTAATAAGTTTGTTTAAATCTGGTTTACCTATACCCATGGAAATGTTGTGATCGTTGTCGAATTTGTACGATATTGCGTCGAATTCCTCCTCAGCAAACTCTGCTAAGCTCGTAATCTGGGTAGAAATGATCGTATCATAATCCTTACACGCACTCAATATCTTTATACCGAACCCATAACCTCCAGATGGATCATATATACTGTTTTCTTGTGTCGTTCCAGTACCAAGCTCATCGATAATAGCTAAGCATTTGTCAGGATCGTCAATATCCCTGAACGCTCGAAGTATATTCGTGATCTTTTGACTCTGGAGTTGCATAGTCGATCCCTTACCTCTCGACAAAAAGCACATACCCATCGACTGTCGTACATTAAATTTGAACGAAGTACCAAATATTGGTACCCCACAATGCGCTAACCACGTCGTATTGACGATCGTCTCTAGAGCGACCGACTTACCACCAGCGTTTTGACCCGTAAGGACGACAAGGTTTGCCCCATACGAATCTAGTGATGTGATTGCTTTTAAATTTTCAAACGTGTGCTTCTTACCCGTACTCACGTTTTCTTGATCGATTAGATGTACAGGTAAAAGATTCTCGAACGTCAACGCTTTTTTACCGTCACGTACTAAGTCGGGGAGGGTAATGTTGTACGATCCATAATAAGGTTTGAAATGATCGTGGATCATGGCATACCCATTGAGATAATTGATATTCTCAAATATGTACGATCTCCACTCGGATAGCTTGGCTATCCTCTCCTTGACGGGTTCGTAATCTTGTAGTGATGGTATGTGTTTATTGAATACGTCACCACTAATACGACTACCCCTATCCACAATCATAGCTCTGGAATCGTGACCTACTGGATGCGTAAATAATCCAATCAATCGCATACCTATCTCACTGATATGTCGATCACCAATACGTACCATATCGTCCCGAAACTCTTCAAATTTAGACATAACCCTATCACCTAGCAGGTGCCCATACGTTTGTTTAATATTCGAAACTTCGCGGGTAGTTTTTGCTATAAACCCATTAAACGTTAATTCTACTCTATCTGGATGGATGTGATACATTACGCTAAATTTTATAGCACGACCAGTCTGCTGCAATTTCTTAAGCTGGTACGTTCCATGCGTCCGATCGAACTGTGACAATACCGAATATCGATGGACACGTTTAGCGATAAGTGGGTTTGGTCGCTTGACTGTTTGATTGATCGTATCATCCCATCCCTCAATCGTCTCGCCATTGTTGTGGTCGATTAAATTGGTAATTATATCACGAATATGTTTGTCGATATTATGCGTATTGATATCCGATATGAGCGTATCACCGTAAAATTCTTCACGCCTGATTTTATTGACACCTGAAACGTACCGTGACGCCCAACGCTTTGGTGCTACCTTACTAACCCACGATGGTAGTTCATATCTCGGCATTTGGAATAGCTTACTCGTATGCGTAATACCTACACCTAAATTACTCGTTACCGAAATTACACGCTCCACATGTTCGTCGTACTTACCCATGTATAATTTATTAGTACCGATCGTGACGGTAGCTAATCCTACATACTCGCCAGCGTTGGAGCATACCTCGAGGACGTGCTTTTGTACCTCATGCTCTAGAGCTAACATTTCGTCGACCCTACCAAGTTGTTGTCGAAAATCTTCTAGACGCTCACACCCACGATGTTTAACCTTGCTGAACTCTGTATTCAATATTACTAAAGGTGTATACTCTGAAATATTAGGTTTTTCTCGTAGGTATTTGTTGAAGAACTCCATATTGTGCTCTGGAGTGTCGGGGATGGCAGTAGCGTATCTACTAGGTTTTGCGAATTTACGCCGACTGTTTTTTTCCATGAACTCGAGCATAGCTAGTCTCGTATGTAGTTCGTCTTCGTCAGAGGTTGGTGTAATTTGCATGATCGGGACAGTCTCGTATGTCGTCTCTATTCCAGACGCCGTTGGTATGTCAACAGATTTACGATAATGTCCCACGCCATGCGCTAACCGTTCGTTGAGTGAACCTAGATTAAGTACACGCGCTAACATCGATCCTCTAAAATCTTCTGCGTTAATAATTTCTAGACCAACAGTGTCGCGGTCGTATAATGGCTTAATGTCTTTAATTTCTTTCATCGTTAAGTTTTATTGTCTTTAATGCCGATGATAATCCACGGTCTAGAACATCTGCATAATCGTCCCCACACAAATTTATGGTGTCAATCTCTCCATATGGGTGAGATACGTCGACTAAATATCCAGCAATTCCACCACCCACCTTATAGTGTAGATTAGTGCTAATTTGAATGTTGTACTTCGCACGCAACCAAGATTGAAGTAGAGACATAGTTGGGCGACTATATGTACTGTAGTGCGATGGTTGGCGACCGTAACCATTCATATGTGGATCGCACTGCACCTCAACCTCACCACGCGTCATCTTAAATGCTGGATTTTCGGACTCACGTGTTTCATTATAAACCACATAGTAAGATGAACAAACGATAGCAAATCCAGCTTCTCTAGCTAGTTTTGCAGTTTCCATTGATACGAATAATTCTCTGATTTCCTGATTGTTCATAATTAGATATTTAATATTAAGTTGGAACTATCTCCGCCCTTGAACACCAAATATATAAAAAACTTTTTTAACAAACGAATTTATTTGTTGGTATTTTACTATCTATAATGATCTACAAGTTTTTTATATATGCTCTTAATGGTATCCCAACTCACTGGTATCTTGGTAGTGTATTCTACTAACTCACCCTCCGAGTCGTAATAACTAAATTCGTGCTCTTCGAAAAATTCACCCACCATGAGTGCCTTCGCCCCATTTTCAGCAGTTAACTCGGCAGGCATGCTAATGCTAGGAATTTTTTTTTTTACATACAGGAACTAGGACGTGTGGTACATAGTCATCCACGTCAGGATTATTCATCTCCCAGTGAAATATATCATAATACCCAGACAACGAATACCCTAAATCTCGATAACATTTCCGATACACCTCACTATTCTTATCATACCCCAAGATTCGTAGTAACACGACGACGTCGTTGAGGTTAACTTTGCCATCCAAGAAATCGCGTAGGCTTGTATTTTCTTCCCACCTATACACGCCATTATCATCCTCGATAATGGCGTGATCGTGGTGCGATTCGAGTACCATCATGTCGTGGTAATCTTTTGGTAATTCTGTTCTTTCTACAATCCGCATACTATTATAATTTAGTAAAAGTGAATGTGTGTGGTTCCGCATCGTCAGGTATGTACTCGAAGTCGATGAACAGATCGTCAGGATCAACACCCTCCCAGTAAGTCTCGTAGATGGATTTCGATATATCCCTCCCCTCCCAGTCACCAGTCTTCGCACGGATCAGTCTCGATAGTGCATTCTCGGCAATCGTCTCGAGTTGTGATTGTTGATACTTACCAGCGGGATATCGCTTGGCACGTGTTACGTCCGTAGTGACCTGCCCGAGTGTCGATTGATGATAGCCGTAGAATTCTCCTTTCACGAAGAACTTGAATACATACTTCTTACCCTCACGTGCTTTGGCATCGAAATGCTCTTTAAGGGAATCTACGAATGAATCTATTATACGTTCTTGTTGTGTCTGCATAGGTCTTAGTTGTGTGGTAAATTTTTATTTACTAATCGTTCTAAAAAAGTTTTTGAGTCTAGAAAATCGCTGATTGCGGATCGGTGTACTTTACCGTCGTTATCGGAGTATTTATACGCGATTGTCATGGAAGTTATTTCGAGTATCTTAATGCATGCGAACTTTAATGACGAGTCAGCATTGGATACGATGTACCTATTCCCTTCGAGTATTCTAACACCATCCTTCGATAACTCGCCACTCATGGCACCCTCCCCGACATCCCCCAACACATTACGTACGACAACACCACTCCCAGCTATAACCGTGTTACGTACGAATGTTTTGTCTATTTGTATGAATAATTCACCTGTCAATGCTCGGCGGACGGGTGGGTACTCGTAGATCGTTGGTCTACCGTAGGTATCAGTACCAGACATGTCTATGTGGATCACATCACCTTCCTTCAGCGTCGTACCTAACATGTCGTTACGTAACACGTTTGATGAGTTAATTTTTGCGACACCCCGAAGACTACCAGCTTGCTTGACTTTTACGACCGCTATACGGCAGTCATTACTAACGAACGAACTAGATAACATTCCGTATTTAGTCTCGACGTATAAACTAGTATCCTCTGCTTCCTTGACGGGGGGGAATTCCACCCATCGACCGTCGGCGAATTTGACTAGTACATCACCAGCCTTGATCTCGTTACCTGCACTGTCGTAATCTAGCGCGTATGATTTCTTTACCTTTTTCATCTTGTACGGTTTATACGTTTTTGGCGATCCAATCTTCTATCCTAGCAATACTATGTCGATTGGATATTTCATATCTTAAATATTATTAGTTTTCGTAGCTAGGAACGCTCTAAATTTCTTCAAATCCTGAACTAGCTCGTCCTTAAATTCCTTCTTGTTGACGAACCAACTACTCATCACGGTTATGGAAAATTTACCATCCCCCTCCTCTTCTATAAAGTCGGTAGTGAATGCTGAGAATGCGCTATATGCTTCTACTTCTTGCTTACTCCCGATGACGGACGCTTCGTAACACTCATCATTTGCCCGGTTTGGTATGTTTTGGATTCTCATGCTATTGATTGATTGATTGATTGATTACCGTTCAGTGATTAATAAGATTCTTTTAGCTGGTACATTGCGCGCCATAATCGCAACATGACTACCACCCTTGTAATAAGACAATGAGAAATATTCGCTAGCATCACGCTTTATAGCCGCATATAAACTTTGCAACGTGTCATACTGCTTTACTAGGTTCACAATCATCATGATGTGATGTTGCACCTGTCCATTGTACGTGGCGTTTTCGATTTCTACTTTTAACATATCGCTTGTTTTGGATTTTTGATTAATGAAGCTCTACAGTCATACACTTCAGATCGAGATTACTAATTCTGGTATCTAGACCAAAGAACTGACTATCAGCACAGTTGTTGAATCGTTCTCTGATACGACCTAGCTTATTTTTAAAGTAAGTTCGTGTGTTACCGTAGTGACTAGTGATGGT